TTTGATGCGTTGCTTGGTACACTCAAACCTATACGTTTATTTGTCCTATATCAAATTTTAGATTCAAAGTACCGAGGCAAGATTTTAACAAACATACAACCGCACCCATCTGAGTTTGAAACCGTCGGCATTTCAGAATGGCGCCCCGAACAGTTTCGCCGCATGGGCGTGATTAGTGATTACCAATCTCCGGGATTACTAGAACTCGAGCAGCCAGAAGTTAAGCAATTTAAACTAGCTACTAAAGATGGCGATGTCGAAGAAAGATACAGTGCAAATTCTGTTGCTAATCCGGTTACTAACATGGTTAGAATGTCTTGTGTAGTCCCGTGGGAGATTTATCGTAATAGTTGGTATAGCATTGTTTGTGAGACATATACCGCTGGGTACACTTATAGATTTATCACAGAGAAAACTGCCAAATGTTTGTATGGCAAACGTATCTTTATCATGTTTGCATCTGCTGGTACACTAGATTACATAAAAAGTTTTGGATTTAAAACATTCCACAGCAAGTACATCGACGAATCGTATGATAAAACATTTACTGATCATGAACGTGCAGAAAAGGTTTGGGCTGCTATAGAACGGTTGGCAGAATTTGATCCAGTAGAGGTTACTGCATACTATCAAGAAATTCTTGATCACAATTATGAGCTGATGAAGACTATGCCTCAACAACAAATCTCTCAGCTGAATGAGTTCATACAACATCATGTGGACCTAATTCCCAACGATGCAGTTACTGATATAGCATGGGAACCAGAGATCATTGATGCTGATTCCCCAGAAGCGCTAACCAATGGTGTTGACAAGTATGTGGTTTGGGACCCGCACCATTGGTGGGACATGTGGTATGCAAAAAATTGTCATGCAGTGGATTTTTTTCAAGGTGCGGAAGTAATTACACACAACGTTCTGGCCCGCACTCAAGAATTGCACAACGATCCTCGCAAGAAGATTGTAATCCTGAACTACCAAGAATTAGTTAAAGTTGAGGAATTCAACGTTGCCTGGGCTGACATTGTAATTGTTAGCAACACCGAGCCGTTGAACGATTGGTGGACTACGGTGTACAGCAACCTAAATAAAAAATTAACCAACGAACGTATCATCTGCATGTTCAATGGCGAAATAAGTTACTCGAATGCCCCAGGAGATATGTTTTACACTAGATTAACAACTTGGTTCTCAAAAGTTGTTTGGGCCAATGAGTTTCAGCACATTGATGCCGCTAATACACCATTTAGAAAGTACATGTTTGATGCGCTAATGGGCACACCAAAAGCGTCAAGGTTATATTTGTTGTATAGATTGCTAGAAAGCGATTTTGCTGGCCAAGTAGTAACTAGTTTTCACCCAGGAGAATACCCGTATGATTGGACAGAAATTGAAACAATCGATCCTGCAGGATATCGTCGATTTGGACAGATCAGTAACTATGTTACTCCGGCATTAGCCGACATTGATCATCCTGTATATCTCGATTTACAGTCTAAGGCTAGCACTCCCGCTGAACGATATTCTGGCAACATAGTTACTATCAAAACTCCCAAGGAAACAAAACATGTTCAAGCCAGTGTACTGATACCCTGGCAAGTGTATCAAAGCAGCTGGTACAGTATTGTGTGCGAAACTGCTGGCCAAGCCGATGTGCGATTCTTAACTGAAAAAACAGGCAAATGTTTGTTTGCTAAACGTATCTTTATTATGTTTGCAGGTGCCGGATTATTAAAGTATCTCAAGAGCTTTGGGTTCAAAACCTTTCACGGAGACATTATTGACGAAAGCTACGACGATGAACTTGATGACGCCAAACGTTATGCTATGGCATGGGAACAAATCTGTCGTTTGCAAAAAACAGATCCTCGTCATATCTATCCGTTGTTTGAAGAAGTGCTTGAGCATAATTACCATACCATGCTGTATCTAAGCAAACAACAATCATACAACATAAACAAGTACATTGAATCAGCGTTAAGACGTTGAGATTTGCTCTAGAGCAAACAATAAATCAAACCAGTTACCTTTACCAAAGTAAATATTACTATGACTACACACCACATCTATGACTCGGACGCAGAAGTCCAATCTGTTGCTAATCAGCTATGGAGCGTTCAAAACTGCTTTGGACCAGAAACATTTAAAGAGTTATCAACTACACATTTAAATCACGTTGACCAGTGGCACCGCCACCCAGATTGTTTGGAATATAGACTACAGCTAACTCCCGATAGTCCTATGCTGCAAAAAATAAGAGACATGGCACCCAAGATCATGCCTGAACTAGAAAAGATTACAGGACTGGAGCTTATGCCAGCTGATTGCAAGATGTGGTTGGATTTGAGTAACTGGCATTGCCCGTATCATTCAGATGCTGAATTGCTAGCTGTAACTTATCAAGTGTATTTGTGGACTCACGGTGATGTGCATGGTACAGAGTTTACTCACAGCACACCACCTACTAAACTACCTTTTACTCCTAACACCGGTTATATCAACTATAACTCAGACCTCAAAGAGCATCACGTGGATACTATCACAGGAACTAGATTAAGTGTTTGCTGGCAGTTCCGTCGCAAAGTGTAAGTTCACAGTTTCTCGCACTGCATTAGGTGCCACAGCATGTGCCGTTCCAAAGAAGCATCTAGGTTGATTGATCATTAACCAGGCTTCGTTGGGGCGGTATTTTATTTTGACTAAGTCTGCTAGATTGAATTCTGAAATATCTGCATAGTCGTTGTGGTGTTCAGCATTTACTGTTAAGTTATTGCAGAATACACTACTCAATTCTGGTGCAGGTTCTGTGCCCATGTACACCTGAATAAAACAACGGATATCTGGATGCAATCGATGCATCATAATCTTGCTGCCACTTAGATCAAGACTTGAATAGATCACTTGCTGTTGTACAGCTTGAGCAGTTAGTTGCTTGATTAATTCCGGTGCTTGTGATAACGCTGATTCTAATGTAGCATTAGACCCCCACGGAGTTAACAATCGATTTGGGTACTGTGTTGTCCATGGCTGTTCTGGGTTACGGTAACTGTTGCGTACAGATTCAAAGTCCGTAAAAAAGTCTGGCAAGCGCCAGACTGTGGGAAGGATTTGTTGGGCATTACTAAAGTTTAGCATGCCCATATTTAAATCACTTTAGCAAGGCCAGAGATTTTATTCTGTCTAGCAAAGCATCGCCTTCTTTTGATTCGTAATAAGAACCAGTAATAGCGCCATTGTAGTTGATAGCATCATCATTGGCTTCGCCCATTACAGGAGCCATTCCGCCTGCTACTGTACCACCGCACTCAGATAAGCCGTGCTCTGGGCAATATTCACCTTCTGCGGTCATATTGCATGAACCTTCGATAACGCTAGAACCACCTTTAGTAAGGTCATGTCCTGCGGCGGCGCCAGTTAAGGCTCCAAGTGGACCGGCTGCTGCGCCGCCTAACACCGCTCCGCCTAGTGCGCCAAGCACGCCTTCATCTAAGCCTAGCTCTTGATGTAGTTTGTCAGACACCCATTCGTATGGATCACCTGTGCGAGCTTTAGCAACACCATAAGGAATTTCGCCATGATCTGAATAATAGTCGTATAACGCTTCGTATAGATCGTTATCTAACTCACCACCAGTTTCAAATTGCTTAACTTCAAACTTAAAGCGATCTAGGATATGTTGTAGTGTTTCGCCTGACTCGTCAAGAATAGATTCAGCCAATCCCGCTGCTCTACGCATTGCGTTTAGTGCTTCTGCCACAGGAGCTGCTGGAGGTGCGACTGGTGCAGGTACTTCCGCTGCTGGCTCTTCAGCTGGAGGTTGCTCTGCGCCAGCAGGGGCTTGGTCCGGAGTTTCGATTCCTAGTTCACGCAGTCGTTCCATAACATCTGTGTCGTTCCAAGCATTAGCACGTGGATCACGTTCAGCTAGATCGGCTAGACGATCAAACAAGATGTCGTCACCTACTAGGGAGTAAAGTTGCTCTGTTGCATTAGTAGCATCTGGGCCAACAATAAGTTCTTGACTCATTAACTCTTTGAGTTGATTGAGTTGTTCTGGGGTTTCTGGTAAACTCCAAGTACCTTCGGCTAGATTGTTAATCCAGCTTTCAAAAATATCAGCTTCTTTCATATCACGTCCTTGTTGTTGTATTTTAGCCAGTAATGGCAAGGCTTCTTCAATCCTTGTGTCCAATGTTTGTTCAATGAACATTGTTTTAATATCTTCTACTAGACTTTCTTGTTCACTGATCTCAGCAGGATGCCAAGATTCAAAGTAAGCAGAATAGCCACGTGATGTGCCTAAACGTTTTAGACTTTCACGTAAACTCTTGTAGTAGGTTTGTGCCTGTTCCACAATCTCTTGTGTAACGCCTTCCATTACACGGCTAGCACTGGCACGATTGAAACGATTAAGGACTTTAAGTTCTGAAATCACTTCACAGATGTGATTGCCGCGGATATCGTAAGGCTTGCCGCCTTGACGTACATGCTCTAGCATAGCACGGCCACCTGCTAAATTAGTAAAGGGTAATTTGAAACGCTCGCTATCGGCGGTTTCAATAAACAAACTTTCAACATATCGGAATCGTGCGTCATTTTCGCCGAGGGTACGATTGTGTTTAATCATCAAGCGAGCTTCAGTAGGCTCACCTGCATAGCTTACCTTGCGGTTTCCGTAGTAGCCTTCAAATAAGCCTTCTTTGATAGCTGCAATGCCTGCTTGCACACGCTTGAGCTTGCTAATGTCTGTTAATGTACTAGTCCAACGATTGCGGTTAGCTAGTTCAGTTAGCTGTGCCTGAAAATCAAAAAACTCTTGGCGATCTTGTGGACTTTCCATGGTCTTACCAAGATTGTCCCCGTACATGATCATCATTTCGTTTTCGTCGCCTAGCACAATAACCATAGTTCCGTAGTTCTTACCCGAGCTGCTGATATAATCAAAACTAAAAGTTTTTGCTTCATCGGCGCTAGTAGGCATCCCGGCTTTGTCCAAGATTTCAGGGTGAAAATTCCGGGTATCTAACAGATCTGTTAGTTTTTGTTCTATATTAAGAGTTTGTGCCATAGTTGTATATTTAGCTCATCATTGAAATGAATGGCATAGGTTCTATAATGTTGTCAGAGTGATCTTTAAGGTGGCTATCTAAGTCAGCATGATAGGACTGCAATTGCATTAGCATACGACATACTAGTAAACTAGCCATAACTAAGTCATCTGTTTCACCTGGTTTTGCTGCATAACTAGCCCCATTGCCGCTGGCTACAAAGTTCTTGAGTTCTGATACTAAAGGTTTTGAATAGATCTTCATGCGCCCGGATTCTACTAGGATTTTAAACTTGTTGCAAGCACTGAGTTTGGCTTTGTTTGTAGTTGTAAAGCCTTTGCGTATTCTGCGGCCACCTGTGCCCTGCACTGAATTGTCACTTAAAAAGTAACCCGGAATGTTTTCTTCCCCGTATTCATTAATAGAGATTAGCGCTGCTTCGCCTAGTGTGTTGTTTTCCACAGAGTAGTAGATTGTCTTGCTGTCCTTGGTTACATCGTACAACTCTTTTACAATGTCTGCAAGTATACGCACCTGTGTAGGAACGTCAGTTTTGTTATGGCGCCATTCAGCTACCTGTTCTGTAGTGTCAGCTTCAAACACTTGTATAGCAGCAGGGTCACCACCTGTTCCTAAGCTAGGGTCTAAGCTCACAATGTATATCTTGTCTCGCTGTGGAGTCTTATACCAGCGCACTTGTCCAGTTTTGCGGATGGGTTCAACCCCTTCAAGGTCCAGCAACTTGAGAGGACTTATTAGTGTTTCGTCGTTAATAACGAATTCGCAGTCCATCTCTCGACGGAAACGTTCTTCACCTAGCTGTGCTCGTTGTTCATCTGCCCAAGTTTCGTCACGATCTGGATGTTCACGCCAGAATGCACGATATGCTTTGAATCCGTTGATACCTAGACCGTTAGGACGTGGGTTACCGTATTCATCTTCTGTTTTATTAGCGCCTTTCCAGATTAACGCAAACTGATCTTCGTCTGAGTTAGGAGTTGATGTAATAATCGCTTTACCACCAGTACTCAATGTAGGTGTAATAGAAGTCCAGAACTCTGAAGCAATAGTGGGTCTAACGAACGCAAACTCGTCTAGATACAGGAGTGTAATAGACATACCACGACCAGTGTTTTCAGTAGTTGTTTGCGAAACAATACGTGAACCGTTTTCGAATTCTATTGAGCCTTTGTTGTAACTAGTAACACCTGCACGAATATGATTAGGGCATAATTCGTATGCATAACGAATACGTTGCATAATTTCCTGGGCACCAAGATACTTGTGAGCTGCAACTAGGATAGTAGCATCCGGTACAAACATAGCATACCAGAGCAAGTAGCCAGCAGCAGATGTTGACTTACCTGTTTGTCGAGGCATCAGAGAGATTGAAAAACGATTCTTATGATAGTTTTCAATTAGTCTACGCTGATACTCAAATGGATGATATACCATCTTACCCCTGGTAGGATGCTGGATGTAGAAGAAGTTGTCCATAAAATACATAGGCCCATCATCTGGGTCTGCGCACTTCATAAATTGTTCAAGTTGTTCTTCGGAGTAAGCCTCTTTTCTATGTGGAGACTTAACTAGGACTGTTTCTGGACTTATGCTCATAGTGTATTAGTTATGCGTTTGTTTACAACTTCTGCAAATGCAAGATTATTTTTTCTCCCAGCATGCAACAGGTCTCTACCTAGATCCTGCGTATGAGTTGGTGTAAGCGCTCTAAAATCATTTGGCCCAAACACAAAGATTGGTATGTTTAGTTGGCTGCATAGGTAGGAGATTGCTGCTCTATTTTTTTCAGCGTGTAGTTCCATGTTTTGTTCATCAAGCAACCATGTCTTTACATATAAACTTTTGCCCCAAGGGTCAGTGTCGTGAGCAAAATTTATCGTGTGTGGATATTTGGTACCAGAGTCATGCAATTCAAGTCTGTTGTATCGCGGTTCTAGCAATACAACAAACTTGGGCTTTAGAGCAGGAATGTAATGTTTAGCTACGCGATAACAACAGTCGCCGCTGGCCCCAGGAACTCCAAGATTCCATACATGAAGATTTTGTAGCTGGCTTAGATATGCTGGCCATGTTTGCAATTCGTTTACACCTATGCCAAACGTAAAGCTACAGCCCAATGTAACAAAGTTCGGACGTTCTGAAAATTCTTCGCATCTAAATCCGTGGGAATTAAATTTGTAGGTAACGCTTTCGTCTAGCCACCCAAAGTTTGATAACCAAGTTTTATTAGCTTCAACTGACAAATTTTGTTTGAATCTATCTTGATCGTCGGGCGCTAACCAATCCGCAGTTTGGCTGCAATAGTTTGAATACCCGTGGACTACTGGTTCTAATTTCATTTTATTAAATGTGCAAGTTCCGGCCACAACTTTTCAAACTGTCCTTCTTGATCTTTGTGATACTGTGTTTCAATCTCTTCAATGTGTTTTTTAAACTGACGTGTGATGCCCGGTCGCTCTGTTTTAACGTTGCGATATGTAGTCAGTGCATTGTCAAAGAACATACGCTCAGCAGGAGTAGCGAGCCCCGTGGCATAAAAACGTTCAATCTCTGCGGCTGCTAGCTCAGCAACTTCGGGACCATGTAAGAACGGATCAAGATAGTCCGGCTGAAACAGATTCTGCCACAACACAGTTACACCTTGTGAGTGAGCCCACTCACGGAACTCTGTGATGCGTGTGGCATTGTAGATGTTGTACACAGCATGAATGCCGCCCCAGTGCCCTTGTTTAAACAGATCTTTCACAATACCAAGATTGTGTTTGATTTGATTCCACTCTCCGCCGTAACGCACATACTCCATGCGACCTTCAATGTTGTCAAAGCTCATGCTCCAACCAACTTTCTTACGCTGTGCTAGTTTCTTAAAGATCTTGTTCTTCTCCAAGTCCACATTCATGTTGGTAATCAGTGTAACTGTACAGTCTTCGGGGATAACATCCAGCAAACGTTCGTTCTCAGGAAGCAGCAACGGCTCTCCGCCTACTAGTGCAACGTCTTTGATGTGTGTTTTGTGCTCTTCCAAGAAGTCGCACACTTGTTCATAGTACGGACGTGAGCCTGACTTAAACGGGATTGACTTGAGTGCTGACCATTTAGAGCTTGCCCATTCAGAACAATAATTACAAGAGAGATTACAAGTTGTGTTCCAACGCACATCTACAATTACAGGATAGTGGTACTGGTCTCCTGCGGCAGAATAATCAAAATTAGGGTTGGTGTCGTTGTGCCATTTGCGTTCTGAGTCTGCACCAAAGCGTTCAGCTTGTACACAGTTAGAACAGTATTTGTGCGGCTTACCTTGTGCTAGATCGCTTCGGATCTCTTTAAGAAGATTGCTGTCAAGGATTTCTATAATACTGTGATCGTTAAGATTGCCCAGCATGTTTGGGTCACCTGCACAGCATGTTTTTACATCACCACGGGGATTGATATGCAACCCACGCCATGGGGCCGCGCAATAAAAATTACTCATCCCGTATTTACGGGTGGTTTATGGGCACCAAGATGTTTTGGCTTCACCGTAGTATTCGCGGGCAAAACCTTGTGCAATTAGAGCTTGGCGCAGACTCTGCCCATCTAGAATGACATCTCCCAATACACGACCACCATACTTATCCCAGTCCATGAGGATAATTTGTCGCTTTTGGGAATTAGCAATAGCTTGCTTGGTAAATGCTGTGGCAGCTTGCCCTCGCTGGTCCTCAGAAGGGCACTTTGCACGGAATCCTTTTTCTGGTGTGTCAACTCCGAAAACACGGATTGACAATTCTTGTTTAAGAGGTGCTGGTAGAAAAGGTGCGTGAAATGCAACTGTGTCGCCGTCGATTACACGAGTAATAACTGCATCATACGTTACACCAGCTTTGTCTTTGCCTTGGGCAAATGCTAAAAAAGGTACTGCAAGCAATACCAACAATAATTTTTTCATTTAATATCCTTTGAAACCTTTAATCGGACTTTGCTTATCTACAAAATCTGGCTCAGTGCTAGTAGGAGTAGATACTAACTTTTTACCGCCCGGAGTGTCAGACATTTTTAATGCAGCGTCGATTACTTTATCAATATTGTTGTTAAAGCCAGCAACGATAGCATGCTCACCAAATGCTGTTTCGGCTGACCATTCTGGCATGTGCGGGTTAACATCATCTTTACGATATTCACTACGAGCACGGGCTACAGCAACACCAAATCTATAACTCTTGTAAGGATCGGCAGCACTAAGACCAGGCAGAGTATATGTGTAACGCATAGGCTCTTTAGTCTCTGGTGGCAACTCACGTTGCTCACGTATGAATTCGCGTGCTCTCATTACTTGTAACCTTTAAACGCTTTAACAGGGCTAGTTTTGTTTACTGCCGGATGTTCTTCTGAATCTAAATCTCCGTGATTTAAATCTTCGTGATGACTACCAACTGCCTTAAATGCTTTCTTTAGCATATCTTGTTCAATCTTGGTATAAGGAGCAGCAACGTTGTTGCGCCCGCTCCAAGATTCTGAATCAATCTCAGGGTCAGATATGCCATCAGTTTGTGCAACTGCCATCATGATGCGATTGAGTTCGTATACACGGTCTGCATACTGCGGATCACGAAACTTGTTTAGACCCACAGTGGCATTTTGATTGCGTTTGCTAATTTTGCCAACTGCATCTTCAGCAATGAACTCATTTGCTCTCATTAGCTACCTGCACCAATTACGCCAGCAGTAGCAGAGCTCGCTGTACCTAGTTCCAGTGCTGTCCAGTTTGAACCAGTTATTGTAACTTTGTTACCAGCACCAGAGTATGTTTCAAATACTGTGTTAGCAGGAATGTTAATTGCAGCAGAGTACAAATTACCAACTGCGTTAGCGGTACCCAAGGCCACAGCATACACCTGAAGTGTAACTGCTGTGTTGCCTGTAGAGATTTGCAACTTGTCTGTGTAGACTGTTGCATTAGCAAGAGATGTATAAACGTTAGCCATTATTTCTTATCCTGTGGCGGAATCGCAACCACTGGTTGATACAAGTTGCGAGTCTGATCTAGTACGCCAGGAATGTTTACAGGCTGTTGCTTGTAGCCATTACTAGCTGGACTATGTGGGTTTATCACTGGCGGTGTTGTTAACACTGATTCGTTTAGTTTCTTAGTCATGTTAAACTCCGTATTTGCCTTTGTACTCAGTCCAGAGATTAGCAGTAGAAGCAAGAATGCTTTCGTCTACTTTCTTTTCTTTTTTATCGTCAACAGCTTTCTTGAAGGGTTCTTCTTTGTCGCCATCTTTGTCGACGTCTAAGAAGTCGGGCTTCTTGCCTTTGGCTTCGGAGATACCAGCCATTTCCATCATGCGCTTGATAGCATCTTCTTCTGCTTCTGCATAGCTTTCTTGACGTTCATCTTGGCTAGCAATAACAGGAGTTGTTGTTTGACCAGTTGACTTAGGCTTGTTCAAGCCGCCTGCATATTGCAATGCATCATCGCTAGTTTCTGTGTTGGTTGGCCAATTTGGTTCGTTGTCCGATACTGCTGGAGCAGCTTCGTCCATTTCTTCATCGCCACATGAGCAGTCGGGAGTACCGCATCCACATGCAGATTGATAACCAGAACCGCCGTAGCCTTCGCTATCGCCGCCACCTAGGCCTGCTGACTTCAACAAGGTTGCTAGTTTCAATGCATCATCATCAGTTGCTGTAACTGTCAAGCTGCCGTCGCCTTCTGTAGAGCTACTCATGTTAACACTCATGCTTTCGTTAAGACGGCTCATGCTTTCAGCAATCATGTCTTCTAAGTCACGATTCATGCTGTCATAGATACCTTTACCGTAGCTGAAACCGCTGCTAGCTGTAGGTGTACCAGTGCCGCCTTGTTCTTCAGTTTTTTCTTTCTTCTTGGCTTTCTTTTCTGGCAAGCCTTTGTGCTTGGTAGATGCAAAATCTTCTGCATCCTTTTTCTTCATTGTCTTGGCAACTTTAGCAACTTCTTTTGAAGGGGCTTTTTCGCCTTTTTGTGTTGCATGGACCATGCCCATGAACTTTTGTTGCTTCTTGCTCACTGCTTTTTCATCTAGCTCTTGTTCGCCTTTGCTAACTTTGTAGCCAGCTTTCTTCAACAAAGCCATAGCTGCTTTTAGATCACCGGAATCTTCTTCCATTGGGCCGTAGTCTTCTGTAGTTTTACGACCACCTTTGTGCTTGGTAGCTTTGGCTGTTACACGCTCAGGTGCCTTAGCTGGTCCTTTTGGACGTCCACGGCCACGCTTCTCACCATCAGCTGGTTTGTCATCTTCTGCACCAACAGAGTAACCCGTGTTAGCATCTGTACGGCGTGTAACAATACGGCCAGTTGAAGTATGTTTGATATCATGTTTGTGGCCGTGTTCTACATCACCTGGTTTGTGGGTAGTGCTACGTGGCTTCTTCCAGTTTGTAAACGGATTGTTATCGTCATCATCTGACTCGTCTACTTCTGGATGAGACTTACGCATACGGCTTTTGCTTGGACCTTTTAATTTGTCTAGTGGATCTTCATCATCGTCAGACCCACCGTATACGCCAGGGGCCGCTTTGTGCTTGATGCCAGTGCTAGTCTTGGTCACTGTGCCTTTTTTGCGAGTTGGGTCACCGCCGAGTGCAGCCTTCATTGCTTCAGCAGCAACGTCACCTAGCATTTCGTCAACTTCTTTCTTTGCGCCAGCAATCTTGTCAGCGAAAGTGATTTTGTCTTCTGGGGGAGCTAACTTAGCAAATGCTTCTTTGTCCACACCTTCTTTGGTTTGATCAGGACGAGCATTCATCTTGGTACGATTGCTCAAGTGTGTTACAACGTCTTTGCGCTGTGTTGCTTTTGACATCTGGTCTGGTGTTTGTGCATCACGCTTTGCAGCAGCTGATTGAATAGTAGCCGGACTTAGTTCATCAATTTTTTCAGGCTTCTTGCCAGTTTGTGGTAAGCCCATTTTCTTTTGCAAGTCACGGATCATGTCTGCATCAGAACCATGACCTATCTTATCAAGAGCTTTAGCACCTAACTTTTTAGCAGCGCCACCTACCTTCTTAACTACATCGCCAAGGCCTTCTTCAACAGGGCTGTTAGCACGTTCGTTAAGTTGTTTGCTGCCTGACTGTGTACCAAGACTGGCCAGCTTTTTGTTTAAATCATAGAAAAATGTCATTTTGGTTTATCCTCTTGGGTTACGGCCAGTTGCTGGCTTGGGTTGACGCTTGATATTTGTCATGGGGCTCTTGTCACCTTGTGGCAAATCATTTGTGGTTTTTGCCGGTGGAGTTTTGCCGCCAGCTACAGTGAAATCTGAACGATAAGCGTTCTTTAGAACAGCATGATCATACGGACCAGTTGCATAGTCTTTCTTCAATGCACGTTGTTGCGCATCATCAGCAGGATATGCAGGATCATCTAACAAGTTTTTGTTTTGATCTTCAATCTTTGTGTTTTCGCTGTTGAGACTTTCTTCGTAAGATGTTGTGTTCATCACAATGCGATTTGGGTCAAGACCCAACAACTGTGCAAGTTGTTTGATCTGTGGCTCAATAGCAGGGTACTTAAATTCAACATCAACAATAGTCAATGTCTCATTAGGGAAAGCAGGGAAGTCTGGGATGTTCTTGCGAACAGGCGAAGTCTTTGGCTTAGACATTTTTACAATGTCAAATTGAGACAGTTTGCCTTCAAGATCTTTGATAAAGCCAGTGGGCACATCTCCAACTATTTTCATGCGATAGTTGTATGTACGTTCACTTTCGGCCAGGTATTTTGCAAATGGTTTCATGTCAGTGTCCTATTGTATATTTATTCTTTTTTGGAGTTTCCTTTGAGCAGGCGTTCCAATAAATCATTGCGATTTAGTACTACTCCTTGTGCTGTTTGTGTAGCACCGCCAGTATCGTCTGCTGCTGCACCGTCTCGGTCTAGTTTGAGCTTTTTCATCTGCAAGTCAACCATCTTGAGCTTTTTGTTTAGCTTGGCTGTTTTTGCTGTAATAGCATGCCCTAGCATTGTGCCGGCTGTGGAGAAAATCTCTGCGGCAAAACGTGAGTCTACTTGCATACCAAGATCCATAAGATCCTTGTAGCTGTCTTTGGCCAAGTTTGCTAACTCGTCCATTTCTTCATCACTAGCATCTAGCCCTTTAACTGCTGGCAATGCTGTGTCAATCTTGTCGATTGCTTCATCAATAATAGCTAGTTGGGCCTTGGTTTCTTCAACCGTAGGAGTATCAGCTTCTGTGTCAACAGTTACTGATGTGGGTAAATCAAAAAGTTCTTCAAGTTTCCGCGTCATGCGGATATTTATGGATCAGTTACGACCGTTGGTAAACATATCGTTTTCAGTGATTACTCTAAAAGTAAGCCCTTGACGTGCGCACCATTTTTGAGCTGCTGCCCATTTAGCGTAGTTAACCGCTACTACAGCACGGTCTCTTGAGCTCATTTTGCTTTCAATTACACTTTGTTTTTTGGGTTTAATTTCGATCAACTCAGCTTTTACTGTGTTGTCTTTTTGACGATATGTGATTAAGAAGTCAGGCACGTAATTGCTTTTCTTGCCTGTTACAGGATTCATGTAAGGAATAGCAATACTTTCGCTAGCCCATTGTAGCACATTGTCGTTAGTATCACAGAATCTCATGAAACTATGTTCCCAGCCAGATCTGTAACGTGGTGTGCCACGCCCCACATATTTTGAAGGGTTTTGTACTATGTACTGACCTTGTGCCCAACGACTCATTGAATTACACTTCTGGCTGCATAATAGTTAGGAGTAGCACTAACGTTTACGCCCAACAGTGTTGCACGACTTCTAATCATGTTCATGTAGTAGGCCATGTTAACGTTTAGTTCCATGCCAACTGATCCTTGAAAACTTTGTAGCAATGTCATGACAGGAATTTTAGTATCCTGAGCAACACGGAACAAACTTACTGTAAAGTTGCCAGCAATGGTATTGTCTTCCATTACATTTCTAAAGTAACTGAGCACTGCATCATATTCGTTTGCAGGAACATCAACTTCAAAATCGTAGAAGCGATCAAATACTCTAACTGTTAAGTCTTGATTAAAATTGGTATAATTTACTGATCCCATGATCTACTTATCCGCTTGTCTTGGGGCCAGTTCCAGGAGCAGGGAACAAGAATCCGTCAGCAGCATTAGCAGCAGTTCTAACTGCACCTGGTAATGAGCCTTTGATTACACTAGTTCCTAATGCTGTTCCTTCGCTTAATGCAATACTCTTGAGATTCTTGCCTTTGAATGTATTGTATGCTGTACCGGCTTTTTGTGCTGCACCTAACAGACCCAATACACTGCCACTTTGCAAGTCTTGGCTGATACCAGCTGCAACATCTAGTAGGCCGCCTTGGCCCAAGATTGATTCTGTAGAACCTGCACGAGAGATTGGACTGCGAACAGTGTCGTAATGTGCTGGGTTTCCAAAGCCTGCGGCTTGATTGTTTGGAGCACCTTGATAGTACTTTACTGTTTCGTATGCAATAGTCATAGAGTTTTGCATTATGCCAGTATTCTGCGAGTAGTCATATTGATCATGACTCCAGTTTGTAATAACTGGATTGATTAGCACATACTCAGCATACTTGTGAGATTGATCAAAACCAAAGATTCTGATATCAGTAAAGAACGGTGGCTTACCAGACGATCCAGTATTGCCATCTGTTATGCTTTCACCGATATAACCCCAGTCGTTTACTAATCTATCTTGATTGTAGATATCTCTTGTAGGGTAATTAAATCCAGCAGTACGGTTTGCTTGGCCACCTAAACTACCATTGTAGTTGTTGTCGTTGCCGTATTTTTGTGTAGGATCTTTGTAGTAGTAACTGTAATAGTTGTACCACATGTTACGTACCAAATCGTTGCCATCGTCGTGGAACGTGATCGTAACTGGATCATAGTTAATTTTGGTCTGCACAATGCGCTTGCGATTGTACTGATTTAATGTTTCTGTTTGAATGTTGTACTTAGGTAAGTCAACAGTTTTAACCACAAGGCTTAAATTGCTTTCGTCTGTTAAGCCGAGAGCACCACGTAGTTTAGGAATTTGTGCAACGTTTAAGGAAAATGCCACATGGAATAAGAACTTAAATCTAGGTTTAAGCTCGTATCCATTGCTTCGGAAGACTTTACTTGCGTGAGTGTAATCACGCAAGTTGTCTACATTAGTGAAGCCCTTGAGAAAATCTTGGCCCCAAGTCATTAAAAATTACTCGATTAGGTCGCTTGACCAGCACCAGTAACAACGTCACCGACCACACGGCCGATAGTGTTACCAACACCGCCACCACCTTGGTTACCTTGGTTAGCGTTATCGTAAGCAATTGTTAAGTTGATTGTTACAGGAGCACTTTCAGCATAACTCATGCCGCCGTAGTCTGCGCTCTTGATGTAGCAACCATATAGTTCCCAGCTTTCTAGAACCACTGGTTCAGCAGCGCCGTTGCCACCGTCCAAGATTTCTAATCTAGTTGTAAACTTGTAATCAATACCAGCAGCCGCAGAAGCCATTTCCATAAAGTCCATTTGTTTCTGCAATTGCTCGCCAACACGCTTGCTAACTGCGCCAGTTGAGTCATCACGGATTTCGCATGTGATGTCTGCCCATGTAGGCTTACCAGCCAGCTTCAATGTGCTGTTGTAGATTGGCAATGTAATTTCTTCAAAGCTCAAGTTTGGGCGAGTGAAGGTCATTACTTGCTTAGTAATTTCTGTAGAAGGTGTTGAAATGCCAAAGTTCTCAAATAGTACACGGAAGCGGTACTTGAGCTTGGGCATCAACAAGCCTTGATCTGCCTGTCCGCCCAGTGGGACCGACATTCTTTGTAGTGATGAAACTGCCATTTTTGATATCTCCTGTTACGTTTATTTACCTGAAACGGAGGCCCGGTTAAGAGCCCCCATTTCTATTAGGCTGCTGTTCCTGATATCTCACCAGTGTTCTTCAAACGCAATGGGATATAGATGAATTCCACTGCCTTGACTGGTTCAATAGCAATGTCAACCCACAGTTCGTTTCTGTCGATACGTGCTGGTGTGTTGTTGCTCAAGTCGCAAACTACTAGGTAGTCGTAAATGCCTCGTTTAGCAATCAAATCAATCATCAAACTGTTGATTGTGTTTGTAATCTCTGAACGAGTAATTTCGTCGTTTGGTTCAAACAAGTACAACTTGCCAATTTCTTCCAAACGTCCACGCAAGAACGCAACCAAACGTGATACGTTGATACGGTCTAGCGAACTAGTAATACTAGTTGTGGTCTTGTTACCAAAGTTAGTAATACCAACACCTGGGATAAAGGTAATTGGGTTAATAGCATTTTCATACAAGACGTCACGTAGGCCTTGACCAACGTTGATCTGGATGAACTCGCCTGTAGCAGCATCAATGTAACCGATTGCTGTAGCGTTGTCAACAACACCACGGCGTGTACCAGCTGGTGCCAACCATGGATAGCTTACTTCATCGCTGCGGATAATAGTACGCATCATCATGTGTGACGGTGGCTGTACAACTGGGTTACCACCAAGGTCAGTTGTTTGGCAACTTGGGTAGAAAGTAGCCATGTACTGACTTGCAGATACTAGACCATCTTCTGTAGTAAGTCCTAAACCACCGTTGTTTGTTGCCCAGTTAGCAAGATCAGTTCCTGTGCCAGGCAGGCGCATTGGTGTATCGCCAACGACAAACAATGTGTTGTTACGCTCGTTGCTCAGTGCAATCATGTTAGGCATCAACTCTGGGTAACCAGGTGTTGCAATCAAAGTGTACTGAAGTTGTTCTTCACGTGCGCTCAAGCTAGTGTCAATACCGGCCTTCATTGCTTGTACAACAAGCTGACGCTGTGCTTGACGACCCGACCACATAGCACCATTATCCTTGTTGCCACTAGCAGTTACCCAAGTATTAGTTTCTGCAGGCAATGTGTCATCAGGGAATGTATTTGCATTGAAGTAATCGCTTGCAAAGCTCTTTACGTTGTAACCAGAACGGCGTGTGTTAAACAACAACATACCTTGTGGATATAGTGAAGGATCAGGTGCATCCAAGTCCAAGTAGCTGCTAGTTAACAAACTAGAGATTGTTGGGATAGGATCTGTAATTGGGTTAGTTGTACCGTTAGGTGCCCAACGTGCATCTGCAAACAAGATACCGTTTTCAGTAACTTGGTCAGCAGTGTCAACAGCTACCCATTGATTAACTGTGTCAACAACTTCCCAGCGATACAATGCTGGATAGTTTTCAAGATCAGATGTGTCAATCCACAAATCACCATAGTTTAACGCTGTTAAACCATCTGTTTGAACTGTTGGTTCAGTTGCAGCAATAATCGGGCCAGTTACGTTACAATTTGTTAGGTCGTAGCCACGAACGTCGTTAGTAACAGTCTGATAACCTACCCATGCTCCATTGTTTTGGATCATGATATCTGCTTCGCTTACTGTACTGTAATACCATAAACGACCGTTTGCAGGATCTTGATCTGGTGCAACTGAATCTGTTGTGTATGTAAATGTTGGGTCGGTAACCCAGTTACTTAAGAACAATGTATCAGCAACACGACTTGACTCACGAACTCCAGTTACGGCTGTAGTGATACCAGCTAGAGCAAGTGGTGTGCCACTTACGTTACGTAGTCCAATGGATCCGCCGGCGCTGTGTGTCAATACAATCGCACCAGATGAGTTGACGCTAGCACTAACATAAGGAATATTTGCAGAACTTACCGCAGCAATAAATGCGGCGGCGCCTGTGCCGTTGGCTGTAGTATTGATTGTTACTGTACCACCAACAGATGTGCTTACACCAGGTTGGCTACCAAAGATACTAAACGAGCTGCCGTTTACGAACGGACCAGGAGAAGTTGTACTACCAGTAATAACTGTTGCACCAAGTGCATAACGCTCCAGAATTTCAAACGCCATTGTTGGGTTTGTAGAGGGGCTACTAACTTCGGTACTGTTTACACCAACAGCGTCCCATTGCACATAAGTTGAACCAGCAGGAATATTTTTGCCGCCGCCAGTTGGATCTAATCCAGCATTAGCAGACAAGTCAGTGTAGTATGCAGGGCAATCTTGAGTTACAAATGTATCCAAAGAAGTGCTGTAAACTTTAACTTTCAAGCTCAAGCCGTTGTTAACTGGGCTCATGTTGTTCCATACAGAACCTGTAGGACGAGGACCAGTGTCAGATGTTCTCCAACGTGGGCTTTGATAGCTGTATGCTGGATAGTATTCTGGAGCATAGTATACATCTCCTACAATACCTAAAGAAGCTAACAATGCAGCACCGTTAGTTGCGCCTGGTTCGACAGAAATAATGCCACCGTCACCAGTTGAACCGTCGTTGGTTGCAGACGAGTTTGCATATAATGCTAGTTTACCACTAACTGCGGCAGCAGTAATACCAATACCACTTAGTGCAGTAGTAATAGCAGCAGCAAGGCCAGCTACAGTGTTAGTTACAGGAACTGCAACTGTACTGCCATTAAGAACGATTTGATCGCCAACAGTTAAGCTACTAGGTGTACCTGTACCTGTTACTGTAGGCCACGATGTTTTCCAATCGTCACCACCAACTACAACCCAGGCATTGCTGGAGTTTTTGTAATAGCCAACGTTAAGGAAGTTAACTGCACTAATAGCATAGTCGCCAATGCTACCAATGCTAGCTAATGGTGTGTAGTTACCAGCAGAGTAGTTAACAACATCAGCTGTGTCTGTAATAACAATAGGAGTTTTTACAGTAAATGTGTTTGTGGTTTGATTCCACTCTTGGATACCCCAAGTACTAGTAGAAGAGTCTAACCAATATGTACCGTTGCTTGGGTTACCTGTAGGACGAGTTAAGCTAGCTGTTAGCTCAGATAAGTCAATGTCTACACGTTGAATGTATGCACGGTTAGTGATACCTAATGAACTGTACGCAGCCAATAAGCCGTATTCGTTGAGTTCGTAACCGTTAATAGGTGTACCAGCAGTTGTTTGATAGAAGAATGGTACGCCGAATGTGGCGGCCAAGTCTCTCTGACTGGTGATGAGATATGTTTTGTTAGCGTTTGCAGCAAGTGTACCCGCAGCTACCGTTACTCCACTACCGCTTACTTTGTTTTGTGCGGTTGCAATGAGGAAATACGGTACGGTGTTAACCGCTGATGGGATATATTGACTCTCGTCAATTACTGTTACTTCTACGCCTGGTGATACTAAAGCCATGGTCGATTCCTTTTCAAGATAACAATATTTATGGGTATATTCAAAAAAGGTGCCGTTACGGTGCCCTTTGGCAAAGGTCCTAGCGCTAAATACCGTATGAGACCCATTTGTCAAGCCTGTAATCAACGACCTTGTGCTATAAACTATGCCAAGGACGGGGTCACACATTATCGTGCTCGCTGTGACAATTGCTCACGCAAAGGCCGCGGGCTTAAAAAGAGAATACCCCGCTGGGAGGCAGCAGGGTATCAAAAGAAAATGGCGTGTGACAAGTGTGGGTTTAGGGCCCAATACTCAGCACAAACTCTAGTGTATCATGTGGACGGAAATCTCAACAATGTTGCTACAAAGAATCTCAAAACTGTGTGCCGGAACTGCGAAGTTGATCTAGCCAAGAGCGATTCTGTATGGCGCCCTGGTGATTTGCGACCAGACGTGTAACAAGATCACGAGTGTTGCGTTTGAGATCTTCTAGAGTACCATTGTTGTCGATAACGTAGTCAGCCATCCAGATTTCCAAACTCATGCTAGAACGATCTTCCTGGGGCAGATGATCACTACGGTCTACCCAAATAGCATAGTTAAACACACCGGTATTACGCATAGCATGAAACTCACTTTTGTTGCGCAAGCCGCAGTAGATATCGTTTTCAGCAAAGATTTCTCTGCCCAATCTAGCAAAATCATCCTTGCAGTACGCATGGATCATGTCGTACCATTCAGATCTATGATTATGTCTATCTTCAAAACACTGAGCATAGGAGGTATAACCGTACTTGAGTTTAAGCTCATCATAGATGAATTTTTCAGCACAAAAGTCTGAGCTAGAGCGAAAACTATAGTTGAATTCTTCACGCAGAATATCGCATACAGTGTCTTTGCCGTGGCGGGCATTGCCGATAACAAGCAGTTTAGGAAGTGTCATTTGAGTTGGGTTACGTTAAGATGTTTAAGGGTGTTTTGCAACATACCTATTTGTCTACGACAGTCTTCTAGCGCATGGTGGCTAGTAGGTGGGATAGGCTGATCGGGCCATAGTGAGAACACAGTACGACTATCTCTAACCATGTAGTATTTCCAGGGCAGGGGTTTGCGATAGCTTTTGTAAGCATGCTCTAGAATGTTCATGTCGTATGTTGGGCCCTGTGCCCAAATACGACTGGAGTGCCAAATTAGCTTGCCTAATTCATCAAGAGCTTGATCTAAAGGAATACGACCTTCTTCATTAAATGCTTCGTCACGTACAATAGCAGGTTGGGTAGACCACCATTCAATTGTGCCGTCATCAATTGCTCTGTCGGGCTGGCTTTCCAGCGTTACCCTAGCATAGTAAGACTTGCCAAAATAACCTTGCCCAAAAGGGTCAAATGATTGGGCCGCAATAGTAAGTATGCATGTGTCTGGGCCAGTTGCTAGCCCTTCTAAGTCAATCATTAAATCTGCCATATGTTATTATAACACATAGCAGGTTACTATACAATCTAGCGTTTAGCCAATTACCCAAGTAAGTGGCTGGCTTGCATCCACATAGTTCTTTAACTGTTCGAGCAACAGATCAATTTGAGTTTGACCTTCTGCTTTCATTGCGGCTCCGTTTAAGCTGCCGCCACCTTGTGGGCCTGCAATGCTAGCAAACTTCTCACGTGCTTCACCAATCATAATTTTACAATTAGCAACCATGTAGTCCTTAATCCATTGCTGGATTTGGTAGTCACTAAGCAACACAAACTCAGGTTTTAGATTATACGACCAAAGCAAAACGTTTTCGCCAGTGCCTTTTGGGTCACGGACTAGCTGTAATTTCTTTGTAACGGGGTTCCAAGTGTAGTTCATATAGCCACCAAACATACGTGCGGCTAGTTCAACATATTGGGAATAGAAGTCATATGTAGCAAGGCCGCCGGCTACGTTAAAGTTCATTAGATAAACGTTTAATGACGCTTGTGCAAATGGATCAAAGTTTGATGCGAACGGGCCGGTAGAGTCACCAAATGTACGACGGAAAATTTGGCGAACACTCACAACCTCTTGCGGCAATGTGTATATGTTTACATCTCGCACTAGCTCTAAGAAGCTGTAGCTTTCTTCATAGGCATTAGCGGCTCGTTGGCGATAAGTGCCTAGAGTTTTCTGATACGCCGCCTCATAGTGGGCAGGATCCAGCTCGATGTCAATCATTTGATCACCGAGCTGGAGTTTTACGTATTCAATTAAGTTTTGCTTGAGTACTTCAAGCGAGTTTTGCTGTTGTTCTGCCATTGGGGGACTCCGTCCCCTTTATTTACCAGCTTTTAAGAATGATCAAGTTCTCTGTTCCGCGTCCATTAAACGCTGTTTCAGTAGCTTTGATATCCTTAAAGAACTTACGACTTGCTGGCTTACCACCTGCTAGCAGAGCCTTGATCTGGTCAGCTGGCTTGCGCAAAGTCTTTTGCTGTGTTTCCACAGTGCTAAAACCAATGATAGCATTGTTTTTAACAGTAAACACTTTGGCATAGTCATCTGCCACAATGTGGATCAACTTGCGCTTTTTAGTGTCATACAACCAAGCTTCTGTTTTGTCCACCAGTGTTGCAGCCGGTTGACCTTTGAGTTTGAGCTCTGCAAACTCCATAATGCACTTGAATTTTGCGGCTTTCTTCTCTGGCGGCACCGCCTTAACTGCACGTGGCTTGCGCTCAACCTTTTTAATCTGCACATACGCACCACAGTCTGAGATTACTAGCTCACAAAACTTTACACAAGTTTTCAACTGCACTTTGGTCATGTAGCCGTAGCCTTGTACCAAGTCAGCATCTTTGCCTGCTACTGCGGCTTCAAATTCTACAAGTTTACGTGTCCAAATTTGTTTAATGTCATTAACCATCTGTGGGGCAATGTTCATTGAACGCATGAGCACCACTGGTTTGTAGTCTGCATTGAGCTTGGCTCCTGATGCAATGAAGTCGTCAAACAAACCTTCCATTTCGCCAGCACACTCGCTTACCTTTTCACGCAAACGATCTTGAATTGTGATCTTAGGCACTGCGTCTTCTTTAGGAGCTTCAACGTCAACTACTTCTTCTTGCTTAGATTCCAAAATCTCTTTAAGCAAGTTATCTAATTGAATCTGTTCGTGGTCGTTGAGTTCTAGTCCGACCATGCTCATGCGGCACAGCCAGCCTGTGGTCAAACGAATAGAACTGTCTGGGACACCTTTAAGCAGTTTAACATCTGCTTTGCGATCATGACGCTCCAGGTAGTTTACAATCATGTCACGAGCATCTTTTTTGCCATAAAAGTAGTTGTACCAAGAGAATGCTTTGCTCAAGGCACTAACTCGATTATCAGTAGGTTGTACTGCCCAAGTTGGCTCCATGCCCATGGCATTAGTGTCGGGACTACGTGGGTTCAAGGGTTTAACGGGTTTGGCTACAGTTTTCATACAGGCTCCTTTAAGTAGTTATTATAACACTTTTGGCTTATTTGGTCAACTTCAAAGAAAGTAATACTAAAGTAACTACTTTCTGTGTGGGTACTTTAGTTTAGCAAAAGTTAACATTTTTTCTATGTGCTCGATGGACTCGTCCATTTTTTTGAGCAAATCCTCGCTTCGTGGGCTTAGTTTGTTTTTTCTCCGGCACTCAACTAACTCTTTGCTAAGGTTTACCCCAATCTCATAGGCATTGTTGCAAAAACGCAACAGATCTTCGCAAGCCTTCACATCCGCAATTTTGCGGCTTTGTGTAGCAAGGTTATCTATTCGATTAAGAAGTTCTAGCATTTGTCTATTGTAGCAGATGCCCAATTTCAGGTCAACCTGTAACTAAATAGTACTACTATGCCACGCCTAAGTTTATACCGCCCAAATCGAACCCGCGATTACCAATTTTTGGATCGTACTATCAAAGAGATGTACACTGTCGGGGGTGTGGATATCTACATCCACAAATATCTAGGGCCGCAAACAGGCGGAGAGGACTCAGCACTTAGCGGTAACGCTGATGCTACCCAGCCAGATTACGATGAACTCAATCCCCTAAACATTCAAGACTTGTTGTTGTTAGAAAACAGAGATCGTGTGTATGATCAAGATATCTATATCCAGCGCGGTGTGTTTAACTCACAGGACATTGATTTTGACTTGAGTCAGTTTGGTTTGTTCTTGAACAACGACACGCTGTTTATTACATTTCATTACAATACCATGATTGACCAGTTTCAACGCAAGCTCATGGTAGGCGATGTGTTAGAGATTCCTACTCTAAGAGATTACTATCCGCTAGATGCTAATACCCCACAACCATTGCCTAAGTATTATGTAATTCAAGATGCAGCATTTGCAGCAGAAGGCTTTAGTCAAACTTGGTTACCACACTTGTGGCGAGTTAAAGCAACACCGTTAACTAATGCGCAAGAATACAAAGATGTGCTTAAGAAGCCTATGGTTAACTCAACTATCTGGGATAACGGTAACTTCTATCCTGCTGGCTCTATTGTAAATCAAGGCGACAACTATTATCAAGCCATTACTAACGTGCCAGATGGTACTGAGATTGGCAATACAAGTTACTGGCGGCCGTATACTCCAAACACTCAGGAAACTGAGATGACTACTCGTCCCAAGGATCAAGAAATTAACGATGCTATCCTTACACAAGCTGATGTTGAGGTTCCATTGAGTGGGTACGACACACAAACTCTGTATGTATTGCCCGCTACAGTTGACAATCAACCTGCTAACCCAACTGGATTGTTAGCCGACGGAACTTATGCCACTGCTGACGGAACTGAAGGTGGTGCAAACTTGAGTCCAAACAGTGACGGATATACAGTAGGTTACTTAACAGGTGATGGTATACCACCAAACGGTTTCCCTACTTCTGCAGGAACTTCGTTCCCAACAAATCCAGTAGTAGGCGATTTTGCATTGCGATTAGACTATTTCCCAAATCGTTTGTTCCGTTACAATGGCACACGTTGGATGCGCATCGAAGACAATGTACGTACTAACTTGAACAACGGTACTAGCAATAATACTTTACGTTCGAGCTTTGTTAACAATACATACACTGTACCTACTAAGGATATGGGCAATATCCCAAGTCGTCAAAGTCTGTCAGAGATTCTCAAGCCTAAGGCAGACAACGGTGATCAAAATGGTAACAAGCCGGCTAATGGCTTTCCCAATACACAACCCGGACAAAGATCGAGTTAACAATGCAAAGTTTTTTCTACCTTGACGCATAAATAAAGGATGCACATTTATAAAATAACAAACACCACGAACAGCAAAATCTATATTGGCCAAACTGTTCAGGCAAATCCTAAAATGCGTTGGTATGCCCATTTAGCTGATGCTCGTCGAGGCAAGAAAAGCTATTTGTATGATAGTATCAGGAAATACGGAAAAGAGTCCTTTGTGTGGGAGATTATTGATCGTGCAATATCTATAGAAGAGTTAAATTCTAAAGAAGAATACTGGCTTAACTATTACCGGAATCAAGGTATTACTGTGTATAACAACCGAGAAGCGGGCGGTAATAAAACGCATAGTCCAGAAAGTATAGAAAAAATGAAAGCTGCACAAAAACTCCGACACGCTACAACTAATGTTGGTGGCTGGAAAAGACGAGATGGCGGAGCAATGAAGGGCAAAACACATCCAAGAAAAGGCATGTCTGGAATGTGGAATATGTCAGATGAAGCAAAAGAAAAACTCCGACAAGTCCAGTTAGAAAAAAGCGGAACTAAAGGAAAAACTTGGACACTCATCAATGGTAAAAGAGTCTACACGGAGAAAACAAAATGAGTCAGCAATTTTTTTATGACGAACAAATACGTCGATTTCTATTACAATTTACTAGAATCTTTTCTGGATTCCAAGTAGAGTACGGCCGCGATCCAAACAATCCGGATGCTATGGCATTAATGCGTGTGCCAGTTCGCTATGGTGATGCCACAAGACAAGCACAAACAATCATACAAGAAAACTCTGCAAACAGTTTGCCAAGTACTCCGCTAATGACATTTTATATTGCGGCACTTGATTATGATCGTCCACGTATGCAAGAGCCGTATCATGTGCAACGTACTACAGTTAGACAACGTACATATGATCAGGATACAGAAACGTATGAAACAACACAAGGCAGTGCTTTTACTATTGAACGCTTAATGCCTGTACCTTACAAGTTAACTATTAACTTGGATATTTGGACGTCGAACACTAATCAAAAGTTTCAAATCCTAGAGCAAATTCTTACGCTGTTTAATCCTAGTTTAGAAGTACAAAGCACAGATAACTTCCTAGACTGGACTTCATTAAGTGTAGTTGAACTAGAATCAACTAACTGGACTAGTCGTACTATTCCGGTTGGTACTGAAAACCCAATTGACATTGCTACACTAAAATTTACTTTGCCAATTTGGTTATCTAGCCCTGCTAAAGTTAAGAAGTTGGGTATCATTGAACGTATTGTTGCTAGCATGTACGATGCGCAAGGTGACTTTAATGATGCTATTTTGCACAACGACTTGTTGTTAGGTACACGACAGTATATTACTCCTTACAATTATAAGGTTGTAGTGATTGGTGATCGTATTCAAGTATTGCAAGAAGCTACTATAGTTGACCAAAGCAATGCTAGTTTGGTTCCTCCTGACATTGTTAGCGGCAGTGGCTTGCTATGGCCCGCTGTTATCAACATGTACGGTGTGTTACGTCCTGGTATTAGTCAACTTCGCCTTGATCAAGACGATGGTAGTCAGGTAATCGGCACTATTGCAGTTGATCCCAATGACGAACGATTCTTAATTTTTATAGTTGATCCAGACACAGTACCTCAGAATACTTTGGATGCCATTGATGCTGTCATAAATCCATTAGTAAGTGGGCCAGGCGATGGTTTGCCTGCTGCCGCAACAGGTCAACGTTACTTGTTAACCGAAGACACTGGCGCCGCAGGTAACGTAGGGCCGGCTACTGCATGGATCGGGTCTAGTAACCGTCCATTAGTTGCGCAAGCCAATGATATTATCGAATACGATGGTAGTAGATGGGCAGTGGTTTTTAGAGCCGATACTCAAGAAGGCGGCCAATACGTAACTAACCTAACAACTAGTTTACAATATCAATGGACAGGTACAGCATGGATAAAAAGTTATCAAGGAATATACCCCGGAGGGGATTGGAATCTAGTCCTGTAAATGCTGTAGGCGTTTGGTTCCGAAGCAACCAAACCGGACGTTATCTCTATCTTATTCGAAATGATCCTAAGCACCCAGGTGCTTGGGGGCTTCCTGGTGGCAAAATTGAAGACGGCGAAACTCTGCTAGGCGGTATGGAACGCGAATGTGTTGAAGAGTTAGGCAGCTTCCCAGACTATCAAAAACTTATACCAATTGAGAAATTCACTTCATCTGACAGCAAGTTTGTGTATCACACATTTGTTTGTGTTGTAGAAAATGAATTTGTACCTGTGCTCAACGACGAGCACTTAGGATATGCCTGGATCAACGAAGGCACATGGCCCAAGCCTATGCATCCAGGGCTGTGGTCAACTGTGAATATGGACACGGTGCAAAACAAAATCCTGCGGGTTGCGCAGGATCTTGTTGTTAAGTCCAAATAAGCTGTTACGCTTGAGATTCTTGGAATTGTAGTTGTACTTCACCAATCGGTGTTGTAGTTGTTCCCAACGCTGTGATTTGAATAGCCAACACTTCTGGACCATCTGGATACACACCTGTACCTGGTACTGCACTGGTACCAATCTGCTTAACTGAACTTAGATCTAGCACGTTGTTGGTTCCGCTTTGAACCGGAATCGCAAACAAGCGCTCGCCGCCTGTGATTTCAGTAGTAATAGCAGCAACAGTTAAGTTCAAATCGTTAGCTGGTGTTGAGCCACCTAGGTTGTTACCAGCAATCTTAACAGTGTCGCCTACGGCATACCCAGTGCCTGGGTTCTGAACAGTAATTTGAACGGTGGTGTCGTTGTATAGCGTACCAGTTTTAGTTAGGGCCACAGTAACGTTAGCAGCCGACCCTGAACTAGAAACGTTAGTAAGACTTAGTCCAGAGAAAGTTCTTGCGGAACTAAATGTAACTTTAGTACCACTCTTAGTAAAGCCGCCTTCTGTGCCGTATGGGCTACCTGTAACACCGCCTGTTGTTGAGTCAGTGTATGTAGGAGCTACAGTAAACTGGCTGAAGCTTGGCTGGAAGCCACCGCCGGCGTTGTTAATACCTGCCCATACAGTATTTGTTGCATCGATGTTTGAAGGATTCAAGATACCTTCAACTAGATAACGCCCAGTGCTTACGTTGATAACCATACTAGCCAAAGTTAGCTGAGCACGGTTAATCAAGTCACGCTCGCCTAGGTTGCCGATAGTACCATTGCTTACACTAGGGGCTAAACGCATAGCAAACGCTGTTTGCTTCTGACCAACTGTAGCAGGGAAACCATAGTTAGTACGGTTATAGGTAAATTGATAACCTTCGTCGCCGTCAAAACTACCGTCCATAATAACTGATGAGCCCCAGTGGTTAATCAACGGTGTACATGTGTTACTAATTAAAATAACACCTGTAGATGCATCGTGACTTGCGGCTGCACTTGAAGTGAAACTGCGACTTGCACCTTCGATCCATTGAGTAAATGTAGCTGCTCGTGTACAGCCTGTGAGATCGTTTCCGCTTTTGCCAGAGTACTTAATAATCTCACTATCAATCATTACATACACAGGGTATGCAACGCTTGCGCTCGGATAATAAGTAGCATCATTCAAAGTAATAGTTGTTTGGCTTGCATCAATTGATGTAGCTAGACTATTAACTGGACTGTCGTTAACTGCTTCATAACGTGCTGGTAAGTTACCAGAACGCATGTACGCTTCATAGTTGATGTTGTTGTTTGGACGACGGTGTGCTGGCACCATAGTACCGTCTTGTGCGCGGCACATCCATTGTACATAACCTGCACCGTACCATGAGTATTCAACACCTAACATTTGCATCTTGCCGCCGTTAAATGTATATCCGCTTGGTCCATTTCCGTCTAATGTGTCAATGTTAAAGTCTGCTTGTTTAACGCGAATTTCTTGGCGCAAGCACATCTTCACACGGTTTTGGTTTGTAACACCACGATATGTGGGTACAACAGTCATACGGTTTTCGCCAAGAATACTTGTCACTGTGTGAGTCATACCACGAATAACAACAACGTCACCGTTGTTAAGTTGTTCTTGGAATCGACTCACTGAGTCACCTACTACTAAGTTAGAGCCAACGCCTACTGATACTAAACCAGCGACTTGGAAGGTTGAACTACGTTGCACTGCATTAACAGTTGATCCATCAAATTCCCAAAACATGCCGTTTTGATCATCAAAAATACCTGCGCGGATTGAGCTGCCATGCCATAATTCAATGTTAGCACGAGGCTGTGGAGCTAGTTCTGGTGCAATCGATCCTAGGGTTTCTTGTGCTTCAACAGTAAAGCTAGTGTCACTACCAATAGTAGTTACTACATATCCTGTATTTGTGTAGCCCGAAGTCTCAACACCGCTAAGGCCAATTATTGCGCCTGGATTTAAGCCGTGTTCAAGATCTGTTGTAACAGTGATTGTACTGCCAGCGGCTGTGCCAGACGCCACAATACTTGTGATGTCAAATGTTGGCTTCAACATTGTACCAGATGTAAACAAAATACCTTTACCAGATTGATAACGGAAGTATTTCTTTGTTTGACGTGTAGCACTGGCGCCTCGAGTCGGAACTCCTGGGCCTAAGATAACGCCACCGTCAAATGGTCTTGGCAAGAATGTTGCGTTCGATCGAACGTTGAATACACCTGTGATAGAACCAGATATTGCAGCACCTGCTTTAGCAGTGTATGTAAATGTTGTAGTGCTCGGTACACTAACAATCAAGAAGCTACCAAGACCGTATGCATAATTAGTACCTGCACTCAAGTTTGCAAGGATAGGAGTTCCTGGTACAAGACCGTGTGCATAAGTTGTAGTTACTGTAATTGTACTTGGGTTAGCCCCGTTACTAGTAATGCTTACAACGTCTAAGTCGGCCCCGGAGAATGGATAAGCTTCACGAACTACTGTGTCTGTTTGATTCAATGTGTAACCCAATGCTAGTGCTGGATCACGGTGCGGATAATAACTAAAGTTGTTGGTATTATAACCAATGCTACTTACAATGTTAATACCTTCGTTAGCACTAGATTGGCTGTTCAGAATTGTACAATACTCGCCTTCGCCTTCGCCAATGCCATGGTCCGGAGCGTTAACTGCAACCAACGGAACAGCAGAGTTAGTACTGGCATTATACATACCAGTCATACGCACGAATGCAGAACCTGCACCAGCTGCACTCAATGCAGTAGAATTAAATGCTCCGCGGCCGATTGTTTGAACTCCGTTAACTGAAGTACTGATAGCGCTGTGTTGTACTAATTCAACGTTTGCACTGCACTTCTGAATAATACTACCAACTGCCGCCGAAGTTAAACTTGGCATATTGTACCAACCACGTTGGATGTCCATATTAGTACTGTTTTGAACTTCAATAACTTTACCAATTTCGATGCCAGGTACTACGTAAACGCCATTGCCAATGGTAATGTTAGCGCCACCAGTATTGGTACGGTTAGTTTGGCGTGTTACAGTTAGTGTGTTGGTGCTAACGTTAGTAACTGCCATAGTTTCATAAACGTTAGCTGTGTCTGTTGCAACAATAATGTATGTTCCGTCTACGATACCAGCTGTGGCTGCATCTGCTACAGTAACCGTTGTTGTGGCAACGCTAGTAATGTTAGCAGCAATAGTTGTGCCGCCTGTAGTTGGACGAGGAATAATCATCACATTGTCGCCAATGTTAAAATCTGTTGTACTAGCCACTGTAAACACACGCTCTTGAGGGCTCGGTACGTTGGCTGTTAGATAAGTTGATGTAAATGCAGTAACGTTACCTTGTGTTTGACTAATAATCAACGCATAGTCGTCAACTACCCATTCAGGTACGCCTGCATTGCTGAGTTTGATAGTAGTATCAATGTTTGATGTAATGACGTCATCGCCGGCTAGTAAACTTGCATAGCCGTTAGTTGAGTATGCAATATCAGCGCCTGTGTATTCAAAGAAACCAGGAATGTTGTTGTTAACTGAATAATTCTGCCACTTGGTGTTTTGTAAACCATATTCAAAGTCAGCGTCAATAAGAGCTTGAGGGTTTGACACACGCTCGCGACCAATTGCATCTTCGCCAAATCCCCATGGCTTTGTTGCTAGTGCTTGCACTTCAACATAGATAGCCAACTTGTCAGTTGGATCCATTAGTACTGTGTTTGCATCTAAGCTCAGTGTTGTTACACCATCATATGCGGTTGGGAATTCAGCAGTAGTTCCTGCTGCCCAAGTAACGGTACCACCTTGTGAAGTGTCGCCAAAGTTATAGATTGAGATTTGATCTGTAGTGTTATAAATGGCCAGGAAGTCCTCAAGATTGACTCTACCAGGGACTTTGATTGTGCCGCTACCTGCTACGCCAGGTGTAAACACATATTGCGAAATTCTTTGTCGTGCCATTATTAAACTCCAAATATAATTTGATTAGCTGTCAACGTGGCTTGTGTATTCGTTGAAAACTTGTTGTAACTGATTGTGCCTGCTGCAATCTTGCTATCAGTCACAGTGCCGTCACTTGGTGTGCCAGTATATAGTGTGTCTCCGAAGATAAGTCCAAAAAATGGTGTAAGTGCAGCTGGTGGAGTTACAAAACTTATGTTTGGTCCACTGATACTAAAACCTACGCCAGGATTTAAAATTACGTTATTGAGACTTACCATCATTGCATAAGCAGTAGGTGGCGTAAATGCCGTACCGTCAATTGTGATCGGGAACACACTGGTACTGCCATCAAACGTTGGCGTGTCCATTTTTCTATATTGCCCGATCTGCGGTGTATTACCTAAGTAAGCCATTTATTTTCCTTAAATTTTGCCTATTACTACTTCGATTACGCCTTCGTCGCCATCAAAGTTTTCTAGAGCTTTTCCTATCACAGTGCCTACGCCAGGATTCATATTTGATCGTGCTCGACCGTTGCCGGCACTTACCATCAAATCACCTTTGCGTACTGGTCCACGTACCTTACAAGGAACACGACCAACCAGCGCGACACTAGCAACATGCTCAGCATCCAAATGACTGTTCATCAAGTAAGCAGGGTTTGTAGAAACTACCCCAGCTACTCTTGGACTACCGTCCCATTCAGCAATAGTAACTTCTTTATCGCCGCCAAAGTCTAGAACAGTACCAGGTTCGTATTCAGCATCTGCTACATAATTCTCAGCCAAGTCAGCATATTGTGCTGTAGTTGCTTTAGCAAACACAGTGTTGAATGTTGTTGTTGATGAACCAATATTACCAACACCAGTTGTACCACCGTTAACAATAGCTGTAACTGCGCCACCTGAGTTAACAGTGATTGCACCGCTTACAGTCAATGCTGTTAATGTGCCAACTGATGTAATGTTACCTTGTGCGGCTGTGGTTACTGTACCTGCTGTTGTTGCTGCACCTGTTAACGAGCCCACAAACGTTGTACTAGTAACACTAGACAGACCAGCAATTGTAGTAACTGTATCACCTAATGTTAAAGCTGTGCTACCTAATGTAACCGCGGCATTTGCTAGTCTTGCTTGTGCCAGTGTACCACTTGAGATATTTGTAGCACTAATTGATGTTACGTTAGCACCAGAACCATTTAGTGTACCAATAAAGTTACCAGATGTAGTATTACCAGTTACAGCCAATGCTCCAAGTGTACCAACACTTGTAATATTAGTCTGGGCGGCTGTGGTTAATGTACCAACAATACTAGTACCACTTAGGTTACCTGAGGTAATGTTGCCTGTAACAGCTAGTGACCCGAGTGTGCCCACTGACGTAATGTTAGTTTGGGCAGCGGTAGTTAATGTACCAACAATACTTGTACCTTGCAAGTTTCCAGAAGTAATGTTACCAGTGACTGCTAAACTTGTTAGTGTACCAACTGACGTAATGTTAGCCTGAGTACTATTAGTTACTGTTGCGGCTGTTGTAGCCGCACCACTCAACGTTGCAGTAATTGTGCCTGCTGAGAAATTACCAGATGCATCTCTCGCAACAACTGCACCAGCTGTGTTAAGTTCGGTAGCATTACTTGTTAGCGTAATACCACCAGTTGTTGAGTTAACACTAATGCCTGTGCCAGAAGTTGTTAAACTAGCTACACCTTGGTGAGTGTGGTCAGCTCTCGCCCAACGTATGCCTGTACCTGCTGTTGGCGTGCCACTAATAGCTGCTGGTGTAGCAGAACTTGCTTGAGCAATAACATACGCTGTAGTTGCTAGTTGTGTTGTGTTTGTATCTACTGCGGCGTTAGCTGCTGTTGCAATGTTTGTAAAGCTAGCATTATTAGCTACGATGTTGCCGCTTGCACTTACGCTTGCACCGTTGATTGCAGCGCTTGATAAAACGTTGCCGCCACTAACGTTAGCAGTAGCAATAATATTACCTGCCGCTGATACTAAACCAGCTGTGTTAAAGTTACCGCCTGTTACGTTACCGGTTGCACTAATTGTGCTGCCTGTAGTAATTGTACCATTGGTTGCTAGGTTACCACCGGTTACTGTACCGCTTGCACTGATTGTAGTTGCGCCAGTGATTGTACCAGTTAGTACCAAGCTAGCAGCATTAACTGCACCAACGGCTGTAATCAGGCCGCCTGTAACAATGTTGCCACCCTGGATGTTACCAGTTGCAGTAATCAATCCAGCTGTGCTTACATTTCCGCCATTAACGTTACCAGTTGCACTTACGTTTCCACTAGCACTCAATGTAGTTGAAGAAATTACGTTAGCGCCAGTGATGTTACCACCAGACCCGCTAGTAATAATGTTACCACCAATTACGTTACCAGTAGCACTTACGTTACCAGTAACATACGCACCGTCTGTGGCCAATACCAAAACGTTAGCTGTGCTAGCTACTTGAACTGTTACGTTAGCGTTAGCAATGACTCGAACGTTTGATGTTCCGTTAGTGAGTTGAGTTGTACTCAATCCAGATAGCAAGCTACCGTTACCAAGAATATAATTGCCAGTAATGTTACCTGTTGCAGAAACCAACCCACCAGTATTAATATTGCCGCCAGTTACATTACCGGTAACTGAAACGGTAGTACCTGTGTGAGTTGTAGCATTGACGTTAGCCCCACCCATGATGTTGCCACCAGTGATGTTGCCTGTTGCTGAAATTAATCCAGCTGTGTTAATGTTTCCGCCATTAACGTTACCGGTTGCAGAAACCAACCCACCTGTGTTTACGTTTGCACCTGTTACGTTGCCACTACCGCTGACGGTTGTTCCGGAAATTGCTGTACCAGTAATAGCACCAACTGCACTAATCGCCGCGCCAGATAGAATGTTTCCACCAGAAATGTTGGCTGCACTGGTAATATTACCTGTTGCTGTAATCAGGCCGCCTGTTTGGACGTTAGCACCTAATACGTTGCCTGTAGCACTAACGTTACCAGAAGCAGTAACAATACCAGTAACTGCTACACCAGTAGAACTTACTGTAGCAATTGTTGTACCGTTTACGTTTTGTACAATGCTTCCGTTAGGACTAGCAATAATAACTTTAGAGTTAGAATTGAAAATTTGTGTTGTATCAACTGCAATACCTGTTAGTTGACTACCGTTACCTAAGATGTAGTTACCAGTTACGTTGCCAGTTGCACTAACAGTAGCTACAACCAAATCTTCGTATTCAAAACTAGCAGCCCCAGTATCAACTGTAGTAGTTGGACGAACAGTTAAGTTTCCAAACAGCTTCCATTTGTTGTCAGTGATATCTCTAAAGAAACCACCATATCGATCGACACCAGTGTTGTATTGTGTTACAAAACCTGAGTCGTATGTGTCACCAGGGTTAGCGTTGGCCAAGAAGATAAACGGATCAGTAACGTCCAAGCTGTCTGTACCAGTGGTCGTAAACGTTCCGTTAACTGTAAAGTCACCTACGCAAGTAATATTCTGACCAACGTTTAAGTTACCAGCAATACCAGCGCCACCGTTGACCAATAACGCACCTGTGCCAGCTGAGGTACTAGGTGTGGTAGCAAGAGAATGCAACTCACCGTTGGCATGGACATTACCATCAAAACCTGCGCCGCCACTTACTACCAATGCGCCAGTAGTATAGCTGTTTGAAGAAGTGTTTCCATTGAACAACGTATGATCAGAGCCTGCAATGGTCACTGCCATTGATGTAGAATTGCCCCAATACAAACCTGAGTTGTTAGCTGCTAAACTGTAAACTCCCGGGGCACCTACTGTACCTGCCGGGAAAGCATTTGCCTGGAGGTTTAATGTGTTAAGTGCGCCGCCACGATAAGTGACTGTGATGTTGTTAGTACCTGCTCCAGGAGGAGAAGTAAACTGTAGTGACGTTCCTTCGGCATCATAGTCAACGCCAGGTCTTTGCGCAGTGTTGCCAATTAACACATCTAAGTCACTGGCAGAAGCAACGTTTCGTTGTAAGAAAAATTGAGTAGACGAGCCGTTTCCACTGAAATATTCCGTAGACGTATTCAATAGCGGCACATTAGGATTAATACCAATATAACTCATATTATGTGATTTCCAAAATACTTAAAATAGCATCAATAGAACTTGCAGCACTACTTTCAACGTAAATCTTATCCCCTGTTAACAAAACAACCTTTTGGTCTCCACCAACTGCTACCAAGCTAGCTCCCGATGATATCGGGGCATTTGCTGTAACATAAGTGTTTGCTGCTCCATCGTTGATAAAAACGTTGGCGCTAATCGAACTACCTGTTTTGTTAGTAACAGTCAGACCAACTACTACAACTGTGGTATTGGCGGCTACTGTGTAACTGCCTACCTGCGTTGCTGTAGTCCCTATATTCTGACTCAGTTTTCTTGAAAAAGTGTTTGCCATTTCGTTTTATCCTAAAGCTATTGATAATGCCATTGCATCATTTATTGTTGCTACTTGAGCACCATTGATATTTATGACTCCTGAAACTGCTACGTTTCCAGCAGTAATATTTCCTGTTGCGCTAACTTGGCCGCCTGTTGTAATGTTACCACCTCGAACGTTACCAGTTGCAGATACTAATCCTGCTGTGTTAACATTACCGCCAACTACGTTGCCCGTAGCACTAACTGTTACGCCTTGAACCAATGCCACGGCAATTACGTTACCACCAGTTACATTACCGGTTGCAGTAATTAATCCAGCTGTACCAACATTACCTCCTGTAATGTTGCCAGTTACGATTGCTGTTGTCGGTACAACTAGAGCATTAACATTACCTGTTCCGGTTACTAGTAAATTACCACTATTGACATTACCTGTTGCGCTCACATTACCTGTTGCGTTTAATCCAGCAGCAGTTACACTACCGTCAACACCAAGGTTACCAAGTACGTTGCCACTCAAGCTCAATGTAGCACTGATTAAATTACCGCCAGTTACGTTACCGGCAGCACTAAATCTACCAGCAGTTGCAAAGTTTCCAGCATTTACGTTACCAGTTGCTGATACTAGGCCAGCAGTGTTGATGTTGCTACCAGTTACGTTACCGGTTGCAAGTACATAACCACCAGTAATTACATTGCCACCAACTACGTTACCAGTTGCAGCTACATATCCGCTTGCGTCTACGTTTGCACCTGATACGTTTGCACCAGTTATGTCGCCAGCTGCGCTAATAATACCAGCTGATGTAATATTACCGCCTGCAATATTTCCAGAGTTAGTAACAATGTTACCAGTTGCACTGATTGCACCTGCTGCTGTGATATTACCGCCGTTTGCTGTGCTAATTGGACCGCCAACTGTGAATACATTACCAACACTGTTGAATACCAATCCAGTTGAACCAACAGTCGCACCGTTGTTACTGTATAGAATTTGTGTGTTTGCTACCGATACAACAATGTTACCAATAAAGTTTGCACCACTTACGTTACCAGTTGCTACAACGTTACCAGTTGTAGTAACATTGCCGCCTACTACGTTACCTGTTGCAACTACGCGGCCACCTGTTAATAAGTTACCGCCTGCTATGTTACCTGTAGAGGTTACATTACCAGTAGCAAGTACAAATCCACTGGTTATGAAGTTGCCACCTACTACGTTACCAGTTGCAAGTACATAACCACCAGTGATCAAGTTACCGCCTGTTAGGTCAGCTGTTACTACAGTGTTACCAGTAACATCGAGAGATCCAGTAATTACACCACTTCCAGATGCTGTAATATCCCCTGCGGTTATTAAATTGCCGCCTCTGATATTACCCGTTGCACTTACTAATCCAGCTGTGTTAACGTTTCCGCCTATGATGTTACCTGTGGCTTGTACCGCACCCGTTGCACTAACAATAGCAGTATTAACATTGCCGCCATTGATGTTACCAGTTGCCGATACTAAGCCGGCAGTGTTTAAGTTGCCAGTTGTGGTATTACCAGTTACTGCCAAGGATGCTAATGTGCTAACGCCTGTAGCAATTACGCCAGTTAGTTGAGAACCGTTACCAAAGTAGTACGGAGCTGTAATGTTTCCAGTTACATTCAATGCGGTAATAACATTGCCAGTCAAGCTAACATTTGTTGTATTAATGTTGCCGCCGTTGATGTTACCAGTTGCAGTTATGAATCCGCCTGTGACTACATTTCCAGCAATTACGTTTCCAACTGCACTAATACTTGATCCAGAACTTTGACCATTTGCACGTAGCACTAATGCGTTAACAGCATCATTAAAATCAGCTTGTCCAGTAACACCTAGTGTTCCTGTTGATACTAATGCAGTAGTTGCTGTTATTGTGGCAGCATTTACGTTACTACCTGTAACATTGGCCACAGCGGTTATGTTACCACCTGCGATATTACTAGTAACATTGAGTGCTCCAATAACGTTACCGCTCAAGCTAATACCAGTAGCATTTAAATTACCACCACTGATGTTACCAGTTACCGCCAAGCTACCTAATGTACCAACCGCTGTGATGTTTGTTTGGCTTGCAGTGAGCAATGTGCCAACAATACTTGTAGCAGTTAAGTTGCCGCCAGTGATGTTACCAAATGCACTTACTTGACCTAGCGTTGTAATATTGCCGCCATCGACGTTACCGGCAGCAAGTACTGCGCCTTGCGCACTTACTCGTCCTGTGGTATTAATGTTGCCACCAGTTACGTTACCAACTGCGCTAGCAGCGCCAGCTGAGTTAACATTACCACCGGTGATTGTACCAGTAGCATTAAATGCACCTAACACGTTGCCGCTTAGACTCAAACCAACCGCATTTACATTACTACCATTGATGTTGCCAGTTGCTGATACTAGACCAGCAGTTGTAATATTACCACCAGTTACGTTACCAGTTGCAGTTGCACTTGCAGCAAGTACCGCACCTGTTGCACTTACAATTCCTGCGTTAACATTACCACCGTTGATGTTACCTGTAGCTGATACTAAACCAGAAGAGTTAACATTACCGCCAATGACGTTACCAGTTGCACTAACACTTGCACCTTGTACCAATACTGTAGCAACCACATTACTTGCTGCAACGTTTGCAGAAAGTTGAGCACCGGTACCTACAAAGTTAACACCTGCAACGTTTGCTGCGCTTGTTATGTTACCAGTTGAATCAATAGATCCAGTTGTGAGTAAGTTACCACCTGATACATTACCTATTGCAGTAATTGTGCCATTGACATTCAGTAGCCCGGCTGTAAACAAGTTACCACCAGAGATATTACCAGTTACATTCAACGGACTTAGCACGTTACCAGCTAGGCTTAATCCATTAGCGTTTAAATTGCCACTAGTAATGTTACCACTTGCGCTTAGAGTCGTACCTTCAAGGACACCAACAACAAATGTACCATAACTGTTAACTGTTACAACTTCGTTAGCAACACTAACATCGCTAGCAGCAAATAACTTGCCTGACAGATCGTCCCAACCAATGAACGCTTGTTTTTCTGTGGTGTTAAAATACCACAAGTCCACACCGCGGTCTTTGCCATCATCGGCAACCAGCGGAGTGTTGTTTGGTCCACGACCTAGCCCAATAATTGGGTCTTCAATGCTAAGTGTTGAAACGTTAACATAGCTGATGTTGCCGTTGATTGTTAAGTCCCCACCAATTACAGCATTACCTGTTGTGGTTAGTGTGGCAGCATTTAAGCCTGCATCAGTAGTAATGTTGCCTACGGCTGTAACCTGGCCAGGAGTGATCAAATTGCCACTTCTAGTATTGCCTGTTACGCTTAGAGTTGCTAGTGTACCAACACCAGTTGCAACAACACCAGTTAGTTGAGATCCATTACCAAAATAGTACGGAGCAGTTACGTTACCAGTTACATTCAATGCACTAACAATGTTACCACTTAGGCTTAAGCCTGTGGCATTCAAGTTGCCACCGTTGATGTTACCTGTTGCAGATACTAAACCGGCTGTGTTAATGTTGCCACCAGTGATATTGCCGGCACCTGATACAGTTGATCCAGAAATAATAGCACCAGTTGCTGATACTAAGCCAGCTGTGTTAATGTTGCCGCCGTTGACGTTGCCGCTGGCTGTAACAAGACCAGTACTGATGTTACCACCAGAAACGTTACCTGTGACTGCAAGCGTACCTAGTGTACCAATTGTTGTAATATTCGGCTGGCTTGCTGTGAGCAATGTACCAATTACGTTGGCACTAACGTTACCGGCGACACTCAGGCCGCCTGCTGTAAAGGTTGCTACACCGCCTGTTCCTGCAACGCCTACTGTGACGTTACCGCTTGCTGTAGCAACAACGTTTGATGTACCGTTAACAATCGATGTCGGTGTTCCGCCACCGCCTGAAATGCCAGTTAGCAACGCACCGTTACCAATAAAGTAAGTACCAGACACGTTACCAGTTGTAGTAATGTTGCCTGTCATTGCTGTCATTGCACCAGTGTAGGTTGGCAAGTAAGCTGCTACGTTAGAGTTACCGTATGTTGCCGGTAATCCTGTTAGCTGACTACCATTACCTAAAATGTATCCGCCACTGATGTTAGCAGTAGTTGTAATATTAGCTGCTGAAACTAAAGCACTAACAACGTTACCGCTTAGACTTAATCCTGTGGCATTCAGGTTGCCACCGCTGATATTACCTGTAGCACTAACAACTCCGCTAGTGTTAATGTTAGCACCAGTAATGTTGCCTAAGAAGTTAGCAGTACCAGTGCTCAAACTTGTCAATGTATTAGCAACAATAAAGTTACCATACACAGTTGTATTAGCAATACCATACTGTGTACCAATGTTAATAGTAGTAGTTGCTGTGCTGAGTAGTGCACCAGTACCAAGGTTAACTATCTTAAAGTTGCTAGCAGAGGTATTGTGATCAAAAATGCCAAAAGTTGCATTGGTTGTAGCGCTGGCTCTTAAACCGCCACCACCAGCAACAACAAGATTGCCTGTTGGTGTAACAATATTACCAGCAGTAACGTTGCCAGTTGTTAATATTGGGTTTGAGCCAAATGCTGCCAAGTTAGCTGCCACGTTGGCATTGCCATAAGATGCTGGCAATCCAGTAAGTTGACTACCATTACCTAGGATGAATCCACCACTAATATTTGCTGTGGTCGTTATGTTAGCTGCCGATACAAGAGCTGACACAACGTTGCCACTTAGACTTAATCCTGTAGCATTTAAGTTACCACCATTGATATTACCAGTCGCACTTACTAAACCTGCGGTGTTGACATTGCCACCTACAACGTTAGCTGTTGCGCTTACTGTTGCACCTTGTACTAAACTTGTAACAACTACGTTACCAGCAACTACGTTACTAGTTGTAACTACGTTACCAGACAACACGTTGCCTTGCGCACTAACATTACCTAGTACGGCCAATACGTTAGAATCTTTGTTGTATACTAGGCCACCAACTGCATCTGCATTGCCGTTTGTGTTAAACAATACTTGTGTATTTGCCCCAGGCACAACAATGTTACCAGTAACGTTACCAGCAAAGTTACCTACAAAGTAACCAGCAGTAGTAATGTTACCAGTTGCGCTAACTTGCCCTTGTGTGGTTAAGTTACCACCTGCTACGTTACCAGTAGCAGTTACACTAGCAGGATTAAATGCACCAGTCAAACTTAAATTGCCACCTGCAATGTTAGCAGTGGTTGTAATGTTGGCTGTTGTGTTGATTGCGCTTTGTACGTTGCCGCTTAAACTCAGCGTGCTTGCAAAAACACCTGTAGCATTGACATTGCCGCCGTTGACGTTAGCGGTGGTTACAACATTACCCGGTGCGGACAACACACCAGTATCACTAAAGAACAAGTTGCCACCATTGGTCTGCAAACGAATACCGTTACCTAGACTGAACTGGTTAACAATGGCTATCTGTTCGCCACCAAACGAACTAGCTGGCAAGCTGATAAATCCTTCGCTGCCACTGCCGTTGCCGTCGATAATCAAAGGTCCGTTGTTGTCTCCAGAAATGTTTCCAGGTACAAACAAGGTACCGTCAGAGTTGAATGTCCAATATGGTGCCCCGCCGGCTGCATTTGCAGTGATTTGAAGACTAGCATCTGCTGTCAATACTGTAGTATTACCAACATTGCCAATGCTTACCCAATCTGTATTAACATTGCCAGTGGTTATCAAGTTGCCGCTGGTCAAGTTACCTGTACCGGACAATGCGCCGTTGGTACCAAATGTCCACTCTTTTGGTGAACCAAATCTATCAGTTACTACTGTAAAACTGCCAGTTGAATTTACGCCTGGTGACCCTGTGGCACTAGCTTTGCCTAGCACAAGATTGCCTGTAGCGGTTGTAACATTAATGTTACCAGTAGTAGGAGTGTTTAAGTTGCCAGTGTTATCAAAGGTCCAAACACTGCTTCCAGCAGTAACAGTAACATTACCGTAAGTGTTAGTAATCTGAGCTGGAGTTGCTGTATTACCATTGCTTGGCAAAACAAGAGATGCAGTAACACCGTGTGATAAGTCGCCGTTGTCAAGTGTCATACCATTGAGGTCAAACACTCTATCGCCGCTGAAGCCAATGTTACCAGTTGAAGCAGCAACTCCTGACAAGAAAGCGCCATTACCTAAAATGTAAGAGCCGCTGATGTTAGAACCACTAGTGATGTTGCCTGACGCACTGATTACGCCTGTTACGTACTCACCTGTTGTGGCAAATGTAGCAACACCCGAGCCTGCTACTCCTACTGTAACGTTGCCGCTTGCGGCTGCTACTACGTTAGATGTTCCATTGACGATCGAACTTGGTGTGCCGCCGCCTCCAGAAATGCCAGTCAGCAATGAGCCATTACCAAGAATGTAGTTACCGCTAATATTAGCAGTAGTTGTAACGTTACCAGTTAGTGCAACTAGGTTGCCTGTGTATGTAGGCAGATATGCTGCCACGTTAGCATTTGAATAGTTGCCGCTTGGTAAGTTTGTAAGTTGGCTACCATCACCAAGGAAGTACCCTGCGGTAACGTTGCCTGTTGTCGAAAGTGTGTTGCTACCAAATGCTGACAACAACAAAGTTACGTTTGAGTTTCCGTAAGGTGTAACAGTACCAGAACCAGTCAAGACAGTTTGTTGTCCTGACTCGTTGGTCATAATAATAGAAGTTGAGTTAGCACTGATTGTGGCGTTGCCAAGGTAAATGGTGCCGTTGGCCAAGAACAAATCATTGAATGAGTTAGTCGGACTACCAATGTTCTTTGATACGTTACCAGTTGGCAACAAATTACCAGAAATTGTTAAGTCAGTGCTAGAGAATACAGCAACGTTGCCTACTCCAGCAACTTGAACAGTTACGTTTGCACCAGATCCACTAATGCTTACATTAGAAGATCCATTTGTGATTGCTGCGCCGGCGCTTGCTACAATGCCTGTAAGAGCAGCACCGTTACCAACAAAGTATGTGGCAGCAACGTTACCAGTGGCAGTGACGTTACCAGATGCGGTTATGTTCGCACCCTGAATATTACCGGATGCGCTTATGCCCGTGAGTCCGTCTAGTTCGATTGCCATTTATTCAGTCCTTTAATCTTATATTTATGGTACCACATTGAATGTTGATGAGGTAGGTACAGTAATAGACAACCCACTTGGGATTGTCAATGGGCTAACCATCATTGCCGAGACGTTGGCTTGGACCACGATGTTAGCTGAGAGTGTTCTTGGTGTGGCAATAACGCCATTTACAAATAGAGAAGTTTGACTTACAGTAACAACGTTACCGGTACCGTTGATACCAATAGTTACATTGCCGCCCGAAGTTGTGATTGCTACATTAGAGTTACCGTTAACAATCGCCTGGCCGTTGCCTGAGCCGCCCGAAATGCCAGTAAGTAGCGAACCATTACCAACAAAATAGCCAGCGTAAACAGTATCAAATCGCAACGCTGTACTACCCAAATCATATACGTTGTCAATGCTAGGAATAATTGCAGCATTGGCTTGAATAGTACCAATGCCGTTAGGCTTGAGCACAATGTTGGTGTTTGTAGTAGTGGTTGTGATAGTGTTATTAGCAATTTGTATATTGCTATTAACAGGACCGTTGGCCCAAACCTGCGTAAAGTTATCGTTTATCGCACTAAACGCATCACGTAACGGCTCACCAGTTCCGTCATTTGCCGCTGCGCCAATATCAATGATCTGTTGTGTCATGTAGAATCAAGTCCTCTGGTTGTATTTACCAAAGGACGTTGATTGGGGATTTGCGGGCGGGCTTTAGGTGTTAGACGCGGCCAACAACCATCTCAATTATACCAGATTCACCAGTAAAATCTTGTAGTGATTTACCAATAATTGAGCCTGGTTTAGGATCTTGATCTGCTCTAGCTGTACCGTTTCCTGCACTTACTAGCATATCGCCTTTAACAACATTACCAGTAACGCTAACAGGTACACGACCTTGCAAGGCTACTACAGCAACATGTTCAGCGTCTAGTCCGCCATTCATCAAGTAACTAGGATTAGCAGAAATTACACCAGCAATCTTGCGATCAGCGTCAGTTAAACTACGTGTAACTTCAGCAGATCCTCCGAAGCTCACTACTGTTCCTGGTTCGTAGCTAGCATCAGCTACATATTTTTCAGCCAAGTCAGCATAAAGTGCTGTAGTAGCAGTAGCAAACAGACGGTTGAAGTAGCTTGAGCTTGATCCAATGTTACCCACTGCATTACCAGCGCCGTTTACAATAGCTGTAGCAGCGGCACCAGAGTTAACAGTGAGTACACCTGCTGTGGTCAAGTTACCACCTGTGATATTTGCTGTAACTGCTAGCGAGCCAAGAGTACCAACTGAGGTAATATTAGTCTGAGACGCCGTGGTTAGAGTACCAACAATGCTTGTACCACTCAAGTTACCAGACGTAATGTTACCCGTAACTGCTAAACTACCTAACGTACCAACTGATGTAATGTTAGTTTGAGATGCTGTTGTTAGTGTACCAACAATGCTTGTACCTGACAAGTTGCCAGAAGTGATATTACCTGTTACTGCTAAACTACCTAACGTACCAACTGATGTAATGTTAGTTTGTGAGGCAGTAATCAGTGTACCGGCAATATTTGTACCATTTAAATTACCACCATTGATGTTACCAGTTGCTGATACTAAGCCAGCAGTGTTGATGTTACCACCATTGATGTTACTAGTTGCTGATACTAAGCCAGCAGTGTTGACGTTGCCACCGGTTACGTTACCACTAGCACTTACAGTAGTTGCTCCAGCTACACTACCAATATGTGTACCAATGATATTACCACCTTGGATGTTACCACTTGAAGTAACATTACCTGTAACTGCTAAACTTGTTAGTGTACCTACACTAGTAATACTGTTCTGAGCAGCCGTTGTTATTGTTCCAGCCAAACTAGTTCCAGCAACATTACCGTTAATATCTATTGTATATGTTCCAGACAAACGGTCAGAACTTACAGTACCAGAAGTAAGTGCTGCGGCATTAATGTTGTTAGTAACTAGTGTACCAATGTTAGCTGTGCCAGCAGTAATAACGTTACCTGCAATTACATTCCCGCCTACACTAATAAGTCCTACCACGTTTACGTTAGCGGCGCTTACATTACCGGTTGCACTAACTCGACCAATAAAGTCAGCACCACTAGTAGACAGCACCATAATGTTACCAATACCGCCAATATCAGAGTAAATGTTGCCACCAGAGCTAGCAACAGTCATAACTGATGTGCCGTTTGAGATCTGGTTAACCGCAGCATTTGAGAACGCAGTAACGTTAGTAAGGTACGTGCCGTCACCAATGAAATATCTGTTGGTTGTAATGTTTCCAGATGCGCTAATAACACCAGCATTGCCATTATTAACTGCAATGCTACCTGCGTTTACTGCTCCAGTAACAAATGCTCCGCCGCCTGTTACAAGATTAGATCCAGTTACGTTACCGGCAGCACTAACATTACTCGTTGCGTTCAACACACCAGTTGACATTACGTTACCAGCACTGACGTTGTTACCAACAATGTTACCAGTTGCAGTTACTACACCTTGCGTTAATAAATTGTCGCCAGTGATATTACCAACTGCGGTGATTTGAGCATCACTAACAATATTACCACCACGAACATTACCTGTTACAGTGATACCGGCTGCGCCACCTTGAAATCCACCAGTTACGTTTACATTGCCACCGCTGATATTGCCTGTTGCACTAACAATAGCTGTGTTAACGTTACCACCATTAATGTTTCCTGTTGCTGTTACTAATCCAGATGAAATTAAATTTCCTCCTGCTATGTTTGCAGCTGAGGTAACGTTGCCACTAATATAAGCTGTACCTGTTACTCCAAACGTAGTGTTTGGGTTTGCATTAGCAATACCAACGTTTCCTGATGGCAAAATAGTTACTACTACACCAGGAGTAGTTGTTGTGCCAGTTAAAAATTCAATTTTACTATTACCAGCAGAATCTGTATATGTAGATCTAATAGCTGTGCTTACTCGTGCTCCAGGAGTTGTAGCATCATTGGTATACCATTCAACTGCACCAATTACTGTGTTTGCAGTTCCTGTAGTATCTGTATCTGCAAAACGAACAGTAGGTTGGCCAACACTAGAATCTCTAGTGATAAAAATGTTACCAGCGGTGTTAAGATTGCCTCCATTAACATTACCTGTTGCTGATACTAAGCCGGCGGTGTTAATGTTTCCGCCTGTGATATTACCAGTTACGCTAGCAACGCCAGTGATATAAGCGCCTGTGTTGGCAAACACTGCCACGTTAGCAACGCCAGTTACACCCATAGTAACGTTTGAGCCGGGCGTTGTAATATCTACGTTAGAGTTGCCACTAAAAATTCTACTAACTGTTAAATTACCACTTAAACTAGTGTTGCCAGTAACAGTAAGGTCGCCTATAATGTCAACGCTTGTGGTTTGTAAAGTGATGCTGTCATTGCCCGTGAGAGTTTGAACAATATAGTCGCCGTTGACAATTTTATAAGTAGCCATTTAGAGATCCTTTGTGTTATTTATACGGTCTAAGAACTCTGCCATGGGCATGGTTTGCATGTTTGCTACTTTAGTAAATTCTGGTATTGAAGCAGTTGTGTCTCCATGCACTCTTATAAAGCGCACCAGTGGGAAATCTTTGGCTATTTGAACTAATTGTCTAGCCCAGTTACCAGTGAATGTCGGAGTAGCTGCACTTTTTTTGTAGAATTCTGTATCCGCATACACATTGTTGAAATGATTGTTTACCGGGCCCATATCGAACCCCACTAGATATATAGAAAACGCACCATCAAATGCAGCAATGCTAGCTGCAATAGGACCTGAACTGTAGCCGTAATACTTTTGGGGGACAGGATGAGCACCATTTCCTGCAACAGGTCTTCTTGTGTAGAATCTGTTTTTTGCCGGATATCCTGAATCTTGTATTCTTGTGCTTATAGGCTTGTCTGTACTAACAAGCACTGTAGGGGTAAAGTCTCTGTACAGTGCATTACAGCCGTAGACTGGCCCACAATGTCGTAAATTCTCCAAGTCAACTTGCTGTCGACTCACTCCGTTACCTAATACAAAAGCTCTGCTCATAAAAAATCCCCCCAGTAGTTAGCTGAAGGGATGGTTCTAATCCTAGAAAGATTAAGAAGTAACGTTGTCAACAATAACAAGATCAACCAAGTTCTGTTGTCCGGAAACGTTAGCGCCGCCGGTTGTACCTGACTTGATTGCTGTGCCTTCGTCTGTGAAGAAGTTAGCAAGATAACGAACATCGTTAACCAATTCAGCTTGTGTGTAACCGTTACCACCAGTGTAATCAAGAATCCACTTGTTAGTGAGCTTGCTGATTGGTGTAGCAGTAGAGTCATTGTTTGTGTAAGTGATAGCCATTAAACCAGCAGCTGGAGTAACGTCGTTATCAAGAACACACACACCAACTGGGTATGCTGTACCTGTAGTACCAGCACCAGCGGCGGCTGTAGCTGTAAAGATTTGACCAACGGCAACGTTCTTGCCGCCGCCGATTGTGCTCCAAGGTGTGTCACCAACTGCAACCACTTGATATGCTTGACCAACAACAAAGTTAGCTGGGTCGATAGCGGCATTTGAATCACCAACTAGATACTTGTGTGAACCTTTTTGGCGCACAATGTAACCAGCGTGGACGCCAAGGCCTGTACCTGATGGGTTAGCAATGTTAACAATAACGTCAATACGTGGGTTAGTAGCTGTAGGAGCATCTGTAGGAGCTGCACCACCAACAACACCGTAGTATTGTGCATCAGTCATGTTGCCAACTGAGTTTTTAACTGGGTCAGTTACACTACCGAAGTTAGGGTAAGCTAGGTCAACACCAACGCTTGCACCACCATTACCGGAACCGGTAGAAGTTTTTTGTATTTTTAGAGGACGTCCCATTTGTTTTCTCCTTAAAGAAGTCCGATGTGGGTTCTAGCCACTACGCGGTGGGTTTAATCGCCGCATAAGCTGCATTATTGCAGACATAGTTTTGAAATAGTATTTATGGAAAATGTAAAATACCACCAGTTGGATGCGTAAATATCTCCATGAATACCAACGAACTTATTGAGCAAGGTAACTACCTAAGATCTGCAAACCAGCCCGAGCAGGCGCTGCAATGCTACGGAATTGCTATGGTCCAAGACCGCAATTCTTCAGCAGCGTTTAATAACTACGGCAACGTACTTCGCGAAGTAGGTGACCCAAAAGGTGCTGTGCCATTCTTAGAAAGAGCAATTCAACTTGAGCCTAAAAATGTCACTGCGCATTTTAACCTAGCAATTGCACACTTGCTAGACGGAAACTACGAAAAAGGGTGGCCAGCATATGAAACTCGCTGGGATTATGAACACTTAGCTGGAACCATGCCCCCGTTTTCACAACCTCGTTGGAAAGGCGAAGACCTTAAAGGCAAAACTATTCTAGTCGTTGGTGAACAAGGGCACGGGGACAATATTCAATTTGTACGTTTCTTGTATAATCTGCATGTGCTAGGTGCTGAGATTATTCTACAAGTAACAGACGGTCTTGTGCCACTGTTAAGTTCAAGTTCTATTATTAAACGTGTAACTGGCTACGATTACACAGTATCAGATTTTGATTACTGGGTGCCTATTATGAGCATCCCGGGAATTATTGGCGTTACTGCTACTAACTTACCTAGACCGGTTAACTATCTAAACCCAGACGCAGGTTTACAAAAACACTGGCAAGATTATTTTGGTCCTAAGACTAAGATGCGTGTAGGTTTTAGTTGGAGTGGGCGACGAGACAACTGGCTCAACAAGCACAAAGGTATGCCATTCGAAGATATGGTTGCTATGATTGAAGCTAATCCACAATATGAGTGGGTTAACTTTCAAGCAGACTGCACGCTAGAAGAAGAAACTAAACTAAAAGAAATTGGTGTACATTGTTTACCAGCTAATCCTAACATGTGGGCCGATGCTGCTGCGCAAATGATGCACATGGATGTGATTGTTAGCGTCGACACTGCTGTAGCTCACCTAGCAGGTAGTCTAGGACGCCCAACATGGATTATGCTAAATTGGTTTGCCACAGACTGGCGCTGGATGCTAAATCGCGACGATTGCATTTGGTACTCAACTGCTAGATTGTTCCGGCAACCTGCTATGGGAGATTGGGCAAGTGTTACCAAGAAAGTTAGCCAATATCTCTCGTGGTTCAAGGTGTGATACTATATAATAAACACATACGCTAGTAACCCATATGGTAAGGGTATCCGCCTCTAAAACGGATTGTCGCAGGTTCGAATCCTGTCTAGCGTACCATAAATAATTTTTTAAGGAAATAAAATGTCAGATTTAAACCCAATTGCTATCTAGATTGAATATGCTTGTAAAGATGTAGTCTTCCACTTTAACAAAAAACACTTAGAAGACCAGACCGTGCCAATGTGGGTCTTAAAAACACATGGTGA